TTGTGGTCCTTGTGGACCAGTTTCACCTTGTGGTCCTTGTGGACCTACGTCTCCTTGTGGTCCTTGTGGTCCAGTTTCACCTTGTGGTCCTTGTGGTCCAGTTTCACCTTGTGGTCCTTGTGGACCTACGTCTCCTTGTGGTCCCTGTGGTCCAGTTTCACCTTGTGGTCCCTGTGGACCTACGTCTCCCTGTGGTCCTTGCGGTCCAGTTTCTCCTTGTGGTCCCTGTGGTCCAGTTTCACCTTGTGGTCCCTGTGGACCTACGTCTCCTTGTGGCCCTTGTGGTCCAGTTTCACCTTGTGGACCCTGTGGTCCAGTTTCACCTTGTGGACCCTGTGGTCCAGTTTCCCCTTGAGGTCCTTGTGGTCCTTGAGGTCCAGTAGCACCAGTTCCACCACCACTACCACCAGTAGCACCAACATATCTAAAACCTGTTATATAAAGGTCAAATCCACCTGGGTAATTACCACCACTATTGCTACTTATTGCTGCCTGTAAATCATTGGCAAGGAATAAGAGACCCATATCATAATTAAATACCCAGCCTACATAACCTGGTGTAGCGTCTTGTTCAGCTGTTGTAGTTATTTCAGCAAATGTACCAGGTGCTCCACTAGGATCTCCACTATATAGTCTTACGGAATAGCCAACTGATGGGTTACCGTTTGATTGAGGTATAGATGCTGGCTGAATCCAATTTTGCTTTACTCCTGATGATGGGGTATTTAGAGTATTGTAAGCAATCCATGTAGCATCAGCACCAACTGTAACTCTACTTAACTGAACAGCGCTGGCGGCAGCAGATAAGTCTTCTATATTTGTTGGATCTGCTACGGCATTTGATTGAGCTATAGCTAAAGATCCTGCAGAAGGTATTAATGAATAGTCAGTTAAAATTCTCTCAGGTAAAACCTTTGGGCTGAATGATAACTTGGACTCATACCACCTTGCACCAGTATCTGCATCAATAACCCCGCCGGCTTGTACCTTAAAGGTTAGCTTATTTACATCAGTTGTACTAAATCCCATCTAATTAGTTTTCTTTTTATATTTATTAAGTTTCAATTGCTTAACCTGATTGTGATGTCCCGTCGCTAAATACTAATGTAGCCACGATTTGATCAATTCTTACAGCCGGGTTTACTATTTGTATTTCTACATAAAATCCTTCATACGCGTTACTACCACCAAATGTACCTGTAATAGTATTACTTGGGGTGGTTCCTGTTCTACACTGTGCAGAACCATTCACAGCATCTACGCTAAGTGGTATTGCACCAGCAGGATCATCTGAATAATTTCCACTATTAAATGCAGCACCATGTAATGAATGAGGAACTGCACTATGACCAACATTAGTTGAAACTGGCGCAGCGGCTTTTCTTATATAGATTCTAATATTTTCATTTACTAAATCATTATACGCATTACCGCTTGCAAAAGAACCAGTAAAGGCTAACTCAAAACTTGCTATAACTTTAAGAGGTTGGGTAGTAGTTTCAAATAATCTGTGATAAGTTGCAGTATCAGTATATCCTGAGTAATTTGGATTTGCCCCACCTTCGTCAGGCTGATATGCAGTTAGGTTATTGATAATTGTTGCATATGCTGGACTATTTCCATTATCAGCAAAGAATTTATCAGCTCTTATCAGATTACTTCCTACTACACATGCATCATCAAACGGACTAAGTGAGCCTGTCTGATTTGATATTCCACTACCTAATGCAGGTACTGAATTCCATGTAGTATATGATGAAGATCCTCTTGTTAACCTAAACTCCTCATCATCAAATCTTTCTCTTAAAGAATTTGAATTACCTGTTGTACTATAAGTATCTACCAGGATAGCATAAGGGCTACTTGAATCTGTTGGGCCAGTGCCCCAAGGATCATATACATTAGCAGTTGCAGTTGCATCAGTATTACGGAATCTCCAATTACTTGAAGTTATAGCCCAATCATTATAATCATAATTAACGTTCTGTACATTATACTGATTAGTCCAATTTACCATTGTCCCAACAGAAGGATTCCATGCCTCTAATTGTAAAGTAGGTAATCCCCAATCAGTACCAATTGTTCTAAAGTTCCATAATGCTGCATTAGCACGACCCTGTGTATTTGCATTAAAGTTATCTATGTCAGTTACATCAAGTAAAAACTTAGACCCAGCTACATAGTATTCTACCCCACTCAAGTGTTTACTTATAACGCTACCTGCTTTTTCAACAACAGTTATGTTACCATTAATTGCAGGGGTACTTAAGTTAGTATCAAAGAATACATCAGATTGTGTATATGAATGAGTACCTCCGCCATCGGTTGCAGTATCAGTTATCATAGAAGCAAATACATGGTATCTTCCACCATCTCTTCCATTACTGGCCAAGATATCTCCGGCTATAACCGTTATATCAACCTCAGCCTTCCACTTGGATGTATCTGCTGCATAATTTGAAATTTGAACAGTTATATCGCCACTTAGGCTAGTAAAGGTCTGGTTCTGATATAATGCATTAACAGTAGACGTATCAAATGTCTCTAGTACATTTACTCCATCAGCATCATATACTGTTACTATAATTTTGGCATCTCCACTGGCATCTCCACTAAAGCCTGTTACCTGTTGGGCCGTTGAAAATAATATAGACCCGTTTCCTGAAGTATATGCAGGTTGGTTAGTTCCTGCCCAGCCGTTTGTTGCAAAAGGTGTACCTTCTGTGGTAGGTGAACTAATTCTAACAATTCTCTCTGTTATATTATCAGTCACAGTACCGTTTGTTGTACCATCGGTCTTATTAAAGTGAGATGCAAAGGTTGGAGTAGGAATATAAACATTTACCTTCCCTGGTGTACCACTGTCTTCAGCTAATACATCATCTCCTATAAAGTTAATAGTTTTATATGTACCTACTGCAATACCTTCATCTTGAACATGAACACCGGCAAACGTTAGTTCATTACTTCCATTAATAATTATATTGGTTTGTGAATTATCTAAGTTAATTGATACTTGATCATTGGATCCTATAGTTGTAATATCAATACCAGGACCTGCAATAACAGGAGATCCACCACCGCCACCGGTTGAAGATATTGTTAAAGTATCACCGCTTGGAGTAGTAACCTTTGTAATAGTAACATTGGATCCGGCAACAAGTGTAGGGTTATACGCAGAGTCTATGAAGTCTTTTAATGACGCTTGTGTCATTAAATCTCCAGCCTCAAAAAGTGCCTCTAATTGATATTTTGGTATTACAGCCATTTATACCTTATTTATTTTGTTTGAAGAAGATCCATAAACTTATCAAAGGATAAAAGTAATACTTTCTTCTTCTTTTTCTTTTTTCCTGTTGGGATATCGCCACTACCGACGGTTTGGCTTGCAAAAGAATCCATAGAACCAGGATTTCCAGGAAGCTCAACAGCTCCCATACCTTGTACATTCATATTAGGATTTACTGTTACTGCATCCTCGTCTACTTTATCAGGTAAACCTTCTTCTTTGGTTTCTGCATAGTCTTTTAAATCTTTCTCTGGTAATTTAGAAAGATCTTTAACTTCATCAGAAACTTCAGATGCAGCAAGCTCCCCACGTTTAAATTGGAGAGCCAGAGCAAATAGTCTTCTTTGTGCTTTACTTTGTGCCGGCATTATCTTAAATTTTTCTTAAGCCATTTGGCTACATATTTTTCTAACTCTTTATATGCACGAGGTACATCTTCATACTCGGTAGCAGGGCCATTTTTCCAGTCTTCCCAAGCAGCTTTAATACCATTAAGAGGTTCATCAATTTGCATTAGTTCAATATACTCTTCATTCAATTCCACACTTTCCTCGATGTTAGCATGTTCGTTTAGAGATTTTAAATTTTCCATCTTTTTACTTTCTTTTACTGGTTGTAGAATATCTTGTAAAGTTTTATAAAAACTATGTATACTCTTTGGTGTCATTTTCTTAAATGTCTTTTCATCATCTATCTTAAGGGCATTACGAACTTTGGATGCTGATATGTTATCATCAGTTCTAAAGATTTCGTATCCACTAAAATCTGGATCTACTCCTAACTGCTCTCTATAAGAATCTTTATTGATCATTGAATCATACGCATTCTTTCGGTCAGTTCCATAACCCCACATAACCGGTTCATAAGTTGGCCTAGCAGCAGCAAAGAGAGTATCAATTGCGCCATTAGGAACCACGATTGCAGTTTCTAGGAAGGGATACTGTTTAGCCATTTTAGCAAACATAGCCTGCTGTAAAGTTTCATCAAAAGGTCTCTTTTCAGGATCTGGGTTTTTACCTCTTACTAAAAATACAACTACAGGCAAACCGTTTTCCTTATACATTTTTTCAAATACTTTAACATGACCTAAGGTAAAAGGTTGGAATCTTCCTACAAACATGTTTACCTTTTTCATTCCAGGTTTTGGATGAGGTACCTTTAGTGCTTCATTTATAGTTTCAGTTTTTGTAGCCTTTCTAATTCTATGTCCATAGGGAGAAAGTGAATATCTCTTAATACCGCTTTCATCTTCGCTAATATTAAAAAGACCTAAGTTTCTTTTAAGCCATTTCTTATGAGCTTGGATTTCTGCAAGAATTGTATTAACCTCATCCTCAGTTAAATGACCATCTGCAACCGCATCTAAAATAGCGTTGCGTACTCTTGCTGATGTTGATACATTTTTTGCTGGATACTTTTCTGTATACCTTCTCTTAACCGTTACCTTCTTTTCTACTATGAAGTTATCTAATTTATTTAGATTTTTCATTATATGCATATTTTTTTATTTATTTATCATTTACAAACCTTGTTGGTACAGGATTAGAAGGTCGGCCGTCACAACTCCAAGATCCTGCAGAAAATGCAAAATTTAATCTAGCGAGCTTATTTACCCCATCTGTTCTATTAACATCAAGACCTTTAGTTTTAGTGTATTTGTATTGTTCATTAACAAACAGCTGTTCATTAACATTTTCATTATACACCGATGCATACATTTCACCTTGATTAAAATATGACTCCAATTTTTTCTTTAGATTTTCTCTATCTGATCCCTCGCACTTAGGCTTACTAAGAATATTTTCAACAGCAGAGTTAACTGATTGATCTCTTCTCTTTTTAAAGCCTTCATCATTTAAATCAAAATCATATTTTTCTGCAATTTCTTCGATTCTTTTTGCTGCTTTATCAACATCACCGAACATAAGTTCATTATATACTTTATCTTTATCAGATAAATCTGATAAATCATTCTTTATTTCATCAGGACTAATCTTTTCACCTTTCTTATTAGTAACTTCATTAAATGAAGATTGATCTGTTTTTACACCAGATGCTGATGCACCACCTGCACCTTTCTTAATAGACCTAGCCTCTACACCGTTATAGATTAATTGCATCTTTCGCTGTATTTCTTCTGGTGAATCTTTTTCAAAATCTATTTTCTCGGGAGATATTGATATTATGTCACCTAGTGGATAGTTTGACTGAGCTGGCATATATACTTCATTACCTTTATTCAATTCACTCATATATGTTACCATTTCAGCAACATCTGCAGTTGCGCTATCAAAAAATGGATCGGCAAACATTTCCTCGGTAAGTCTATGCAATTCCTTATCATATTCTTCAGGATCTTTAATATCTTTAAGATTCTTAAAATCATTTAAAATCTTAGTCTGTGATTTTGATGGGGCATTTCCTGTCTTTTTAAATTGTTCCTCAAATCCTTCTACTATAGAATCCGCCGTAGCATTTTTTAGCTTATCTCTGTTTTCTGGTGATGAAGGTGGAGTATTAGGAACCGGTTCTATGATTGACATTTCACCTGACTTAAATGAGTTCATTGCAGAATCAATAATGTTATTTCTTCTCTCTAAAAACTTTTTTGCCAAATCAGCATCTTCTTTAGAACCATATACCTTTAATAGCTCATCATCTGAAGGTATTTTAGTTTTTTGTATTTTACCACCACCTATTTGAATGCCATCTTCTAATACTTCAGTTTTTACGTTTACAACTTTTTCTTCACCAAATATTTTAGCAGCTGTCATTTCCTTTCTGCCAATCTTTCCACCTTCAGGTGAGAAGTTTTCCAATCCAATTTCTTTCATTAAATTGGTTATTTCAGAAGGACTACCAGAACTTGGTACTAAAAGTTTTCTTGGAAGACCTGTTGCTGATGTGTTTAAATACATTTTTGTAGCCTTTGCAGTTACACTATTTCTTGCAATCAGCCCTGCATCATTTAATGCTTGTATTGCTTCAATCTTATCTTCTTTTGGTGCATTAGGATCATTAATAACATTTAATGTATCTAATACCTGTTCTGCATTTTCTTTTTTATCTGGATCTTTAATCTTTTCTATTTCATCACCTACTCTATTAGATAATTTAGATATCTTTTCACTTGCACCTTCTTGTGGCTGTTCGTCTGCCTCCTTATCTTCTTTACCTTTAGGCTCTACTATTTCATGCTTTTTAGGGTCTGGATTTTTAACTTCGTACTCATCTCCAGTTTTCTTATTTCTTACTAAGGTTTTGCCATCTTCCTCTACAATAACTCTACCTAAATTGATAAACGAATTGTAATTAAGTACCTTTTCCTCAACTATCATTTCTTCAGCTGTTGGTAAAAGAGATTCATTGGTTGACTTAATCTTTAAATAATCATCAAAAGTCTTAAACGAATCATCGTCATTTGGTTGTATGACATCAATTACTTTATCTACCATTTGGTTAAAATCATTAATGACAGATGGTGTCATAATGTTTCCTCCGTTTTTTCTTTTCTTTTTTAATGATCCTAACATTATCTTAAATAGATCTTTAAGTTGTGGATTTTCATTAAGTATATCTTTAGTTCTTTGACTTGGTATTAATTCTACATTAAGATCAAATTCATCACCTTTTGCAAACTCGGCTTTTTCAATATCAATCTTTGTAATATCCTTACCTCTCTTAGTTACATAGTCATTAAAAATATTTGACACCATTTCAATGTATCTCATATCTTCAGTATCTCCTAAGATCTCATGTTTCTTAATTCCTCTTTCTTCAATAAATGCTAAAAGATCCAATAAGATAATTTCATTAATATCAGCGGGTGCCTTTCTTAAATCAATAGGTTCCTTATCTTTCATAAGGTTAACTGTATAAGGGTCTATTAGCTTAGCTGCAACGTTTTGTCTAGTCCCGGCCTTATAGAACTTAAATATTATTGATTCAATTGGTTTCTTTAAATCGTGTTGTAAAGTAGTAGATTGGATAGAAGGATTTAAAATTCTTAAAAGATATTCTGCAAATGAATTAGTATTAAAGATTTCTGCATGATCCTCTTTAGGTGTATTTAAGAACTCTTTGATTTTTTGTTTCTGATCATCTGTTAGATAACCTTTAAATAGAGGCAATAGTGGAGTAACACCTAATGCATTTGACCAGTCATTAATAACTCTAGGATCTTCAATAACTTTCATAACATTACCGCTAGGTGCCATAACCTTAATATGAGTAAGAACCAGATGATTCTTAGGCATTCTATCATATGTTATTACACTGGGTTGATTATTAACAAAATATTGAAAACAGAATTTCCAGTTTTCAGGTATACTATTAAAGTTTTTAGAAACTACCGATTTAATGTAACTGATGGGTTTTTCATAATAGACCATAAGTGTCCTATCAATTAGGTTAATAGGTCTTTGGTTTCCACCTTTATAGAATTCCACGCCATCACCCTTTCGTTGAAAAGAAAAAGAAGATCCGGATAATTTTTCTGTTACTACAAGGTAGTCCTTAAAAAGATCATCTATAAGTTGCTTTCCTGAATCTTTATAAATCTGAGTTAACTCTTTCATTTGCTTATTTTTGATTATCAGTTTATATATTCTTTAGATTATAACCATATAGAAAAAGGGCGGTTATGTAGTCGCCCTTTATCATACTTTATAGCAGTTAGAGTATATACCCAAAACTCAAATGTTGGCTCCCTCTAGAGGTAAGCAATATAAGAATCCAGTCTATCTATCTTCCGTACTTAATAATACCTAATAATTGATTAAGTGGAGCAAAAGCACCAGTTAATTTATATAGCTTTCCGTTATATCTAAAGACAATACCTTCGCTTGGATAAATTGAATCAAGGCCACCGATTCGGTCAAGTTTAGCCAATTGGTCTTCAACCTTTTTAATTTGATCAACACCGCCACCTTTTCTAATTTTAGTAGTTTCAGTATCAAGATAAGCTCTTAATCTTTGTGCTTCATCAGATGGGTTTGCCGCAACAAAATTACTTGCATTCCTAATAATAGTAGCACCAAGCTCCAGGAATAGATCTTCAAAAGGTCTAATGTTTTCTTTATACTTTTTCTTAACATCTTCTTTATCATACTTCTTAACTAATGCAGCTTCATCTTTTCCGATTTGCTTTTCAAGAGATCTCATATTTAAGCTTTTCTTATCGCCGTACGCCCATCTCCGTAAAAGCCCTTCCTTAACATCTTGTGAAAGGTTAGGAAAGTCTGCATCAATCAATTCTCTCCACCACATTTCATGGTAACGAGAAACTTCATCACCGTCATTTAAACCATAACGATTTTGTAATGCAATAACTTTATCTTCAAACCTTTTCTTATTAGCGCTAAAATCAACATCTCTTTGTAGTTGAAGTATTCTAGGTGGAATAATCTTAAATGTTTTACCTATATCAGATTTTACTTTGGCTAAGATTTGTGGAATTTCTTTAGCAGGTCTACTATCCGTATCTAAGATATTCCCATCACCATCTGTTTTTGTAATATTATGAAATTGAATAACATCAGTATCATAGTTAATTACATTAGGATTTTTAGAATAGATAAGCTCCATATTCATAAAGTTCTTACCATTATCAAAAATCTCTTCTTGTTTTGGTTTAGGCAATTTAACTAAAAGACTAGCAAGATCTTTAGCAGCAAAAGTAAATGTATCTCTTACCATAGGAACATCATGAGATTCAAACTTTGATACGAATTGACTAAGACTCATAGGATCTTTTGTATCACCTGTATTTCTGGCAAACATAACATTACCATCTTTCATAGTAACAAATAAGTTTTGCCCATCGGTCTTTTCAATAGGATCCTCTTCAAAGTTCAATTCCCCGCGAAGTCCTGCATCAACGATCTTTTTAAAGTCACCGAAGGTTAATCCTTTATCATCATACGGATGGCTCATATGACCAGCTGCTCCGCCTTCAAAAAGAAATGGCTGGCTTTTATCGGCCAGCCATTCTTCAAACAATTTAATATGTTTCATGTAATTAGTTTATGTTATCCCATTGAAGATTGTAACGCCCCAACCATAGCACCGTAATCTCCGCTATACTTAGATTTTAAACCGTCAATAACTTCTTTTGCTTTGGCTTCATCAAAATCATCGCCGTGAGCATTTTTTAGAATTTCAGTTGCATATTCTTCAAATTCCTTATCAGACTTAATTTCTTTTTCTGATACTTTAGCTTCTTCAACAGTTTCCTCTTCTTCAGCTTCTACTTCTTCTTCTTCCTTTACAACAACAGTACCTTGTACATCGGCTTCATCTTTTGCAGTTTCTGGTGCAGTGGTAATGTTTTGGTCTTTAGTAACCAATTCTTCACCCTTTGAATCAGGCTCTTCTTCAGGCTTACCCATATCCATAATATCACCTGCAATACCTGCGGCTGATTCAGGACCGTCACCTTTTGCAACCTTAATCACAATGCCGTTTTGATCAGCCGTTTCATCTTTTAATTCAGGACCGTTATCAACTTCTTCAGTAACCTCATCTTCATCAGATTCTTCTACCTCTTCGTCTTCTTTAGAACCGTATGCTTCATTAACAAATTTAGAGAAAGACATAATTCTTGATTCGTCTTTCTTGTGATGCATATCCTCATCCTCTAATTCGTCTTCTTCTTCCTTATCATCAGCAGCATCTTTTTTCAAATCTTCTATATGAGCATAGTCATCTTTTGCTGCGTCTTTATCATGTTCAATTTCTTCTTCTTCATCTTCTTCAGCTAACGGATCAGCAGAAGCAGCAATAGGAGCAGCGTAATCTTCTGGCTCCTCATCATCATCATGATACTTAACATTCTTATTAACAGTAACTTCCTTTTCTTTAATGAAATCTTCAAATGCCATTATTCTACGAGTAGCAGCAGGAGTATCTTCTTCCTCTTCTACATCAATACCTGATTCTTCGTCATCACCTTCAGCAGGTACTTCATCAGTAACAGGTTGATCATCAGTAACATTTTCACCGGCTTCATCTTCAACGTCTTTAGGTTCTCCTATTGCATTTACTTCATCCTCGATGTCTTCAGCAGTATCTTCTTCAACTTCATCCTCTTCGGCAACTTCGCCGGTTCCACCTACTTCTTTATCTTCTTCTTTTTCGCCTTCTTCGCCTTCTAATGATTTAGGTTCGCCTTTGGCTTTGCTTTCATCTTCAATATCCTCTGCTCTATCTTCTTCAATTTCATCTTCAGATATATCTTGCTTTGGAGTAAAGTCTTTTAGTAATGCTTCTAATTTAGACAAAAGATTCTTTTCTTTCTTTAATTCTTCGACACTTTCGTAACCCATCTTTTTAACAAGATCCATTACGGCGTCTTGATTGACTTTAGCAGATTCATTAAGCGAATCAGTTGCCGTAGCAATCGTTGAAAACTTTTTGATTGGTTTCATGTTAATTTATCTTTTTTTGATTCTTTTTTTATATATCCATGTCCCATGTGAAAGATATTCTATATTAGAATCTAACATTCTGAACTTCAAATGGGAATTTTTCTTCTTTATATATTTTTCGGCGTTCCATACCATGACGATAAATGTAATTCATCCAATCATGGTCATCAGCTTTATATCTAAAGTCATCAATAAAATCATAAATCTTAACAGTATCTTTAGATGCATGCTTTCTTAATCCACGACCAATTGACTGTCTGATAATGACTTCAGATTTAAATGACTCGGTAAAAAATATGTTATGTATGTTTTTAATAGAAATACCTGTAGAGAATGTTCCGTATGAAGCTACAATAATAACATCATCATTCTTTTCCATTCTGCTTTTAAACTCTTCTCTAAAATCAGACTTTACTGAACCATCTACATAATAGACCTTTTTATCGGTTATAGTTCTAAGCTTTTGATATATCTTTTCACCGTATGCTATTTTATGGAATAGCACTAATGAGTTGGATGTTGACTTTTTAATTACTTGGCAAATAAAGTCTAATCTTTTTTCACTTTCATTAATAAAGTTCTGTTCTAGACTAAACAGTTTTTGTCTATCATAAGGGTTTTTAGATAGAGATGAAAATGCTTCCTTTTGCGCATCGGTTGCATATTCCATGTGGATTTGTAGTACTTTACATTTTGCAATATAACCTTCATCTTGTAAATGAGCGGCTTTTACTTGAGTAACTAAAGGGCCCATTGCTGACATTAAACTTAGCCTATTAACAGTTCCTCTTTTAGGAATAGTTCCACTAAGACCAAATCTATAATCACAATGCCAGCACATATCCATAATCTTTTGGATTGAATTTGCTTTGGCTTTATGAGTCTCATCTACAAAGACCGCATCAAATTGGCTAAAGTATTCTTCATCCTTTTTGGTCAATGACTGATATGTACCAATTACAACATTAGAACTTTTTCGTATCTTAACGCCTGCGTATATCTGTTGAATCTTAATAGGTACCCTACCTTTATTGTATTCTTCAAAATCACCAGTTGCCTGTACAACCAAACTAACATTAGGCACAATCATTAAGATTTTCTTTTTACCTAACTGTTCCATCATGTAAGCAACAACCATAAAAGAGATAAGGGTTTTACCTGCAGATGTAGCTAATTCAGCAAGGCATCTTCTATACTTAAGAATTTTTAACGCGGCATCAATTTGATAGTCTCGTGGTTTAATATCAGAGTTCTTAAAAAAGTCATCAACCCATTCCCTAAAGACATCCTCAGTAATAGAAGTATCAAAGATATCAGTTATTCCATTTAAGGTAAACTGGTAATCATATTCTTTACAAATATCAATAACTTCTTTCCATAAACCTGCAGGAATTTTATTTCTTTTTATGAATGAGATATTTCCATCCCAAACTTTCTTTTTGACTAATGGGTGGAATCTCCATCCTTCAATCTTCTTTGTAAGACTAGATTTTAACTGCTCATATTCCATCTCGGTACATGAGTCAATTACTAAAAACTTTTTATTTTCTGATAACGAAAGTTCCATTAAAATTCTTTATCATCTAAGCTAATACGATTCCTAATAGCAAAGGCCATATTATCCAGCGTTTTGATACATTCATAGTAATAATCAATATGAGATTGTAACATGTCTATTTGGGTCCTAAGCGAGGCTAAGTCTGCTTTAATGAATTGATTTTTTTCACCGTTGGTTAGCTTAATATCATAGTTAACAGAATATTCTCTATACTGTGATTTGTAATACTTATCCCAAGTAGCGTTTCTTTTATATATTGTTGTCTTAAAATCAGTAACCTTATCTAAGAGTATCTGTCTATAAGATAGCATTCTTACTTGGCATTCTGATAATTCGTTCATGTTTTTAAGCTTACTTACAAGATCTTTGATCTTTTCTTTCCAATCTTCACGATCTTTAGTTAGTCTTTGTTCTAACTGTTCGTTAGCTTCTTTAATTTGTGTATCGTCAAATGCCATTAAAATATACCTTTATCGTTGTTAGTCTTTTTATAATTCTTAATCTTAGGTTGAAACTTTTTCTTAGGCTCAGGTAATGTAAAGCTAGTATCAAATGAATCTACTTTCATCTTACCAAATTTAGTAAAGAGTTTAAGTTTCTTTTTTGAAGTTTCAAAGTCTTTGTAAAAATCATCAAATTGTTCAGTCACAAATTCATTATAATTTTTTATCATACGAAAATTAAATCTAAATGATTATTTGTAAAATATTTATCCAACTGACTTAGACACCCAGTTCTATGTTTGTATTCATACATAACCAGATCGTTTAAGTCTTTAACCTTTTTTGATGGTATTCTAAAATCCTTTAAAAACTTATCCCACATAAAGACAGTATTACCTGACTTTAGTTTTTCAATCATTCTTGTCTTTCCTTCTATATCATTATCAAAGAAATACCTAACTGTTGGAATATCATTAAAATCCAGTATTTGCTTTTTTACACCGGTTAAACCGATTGTGTTTGTCATAAACATAGCATCTATAGGACCTTCAAATACAGTAAAGTCTCTACTCATATCTGCAGTAAGAATTCCAAAGATCATAGATATCTTATTTAGAGAATCCATTTCTTCTTCAGATACATTAAGTGGTTTTTTAAGCCTATCATAAATCCTTTCAATATTCCAGGTTTTATATTTAGGACCACCACCCTCTCCTGATAAATCCCTAGTCTGAAAACCTATAATCTTATTATCAGAAGTTAAGTTAAAAACATACAGCTCCTTTCGTCTAGGATCATACCCAAAGTATTCTGTTTTATGATGAAGTAATCTACTCTTAAGATAAGGATATGCTCTGTAGGTAAGAGAGTTAATTGGATAGACATTAAAGCCTAATGCAATTTCATCAAATGTTAATGAGAGATCTTTAATTTTTTCAAAGAGATGAAATTCTAAAGTTTCACCTAATGAGAAGCTTTTTCGGTTTTCTTTAATGAAGTTTAAAACATCAATACGGTCTTCTCCTTCAAAATTTAAATTATGATCCTTTAGAAAAACATCTAAACTTACATGAGCTGAGCAGTTGTAACAGTGAATGTATAAATCATTCCAATAAAGGTTACCTCTTTTCTTTCTTTCATTATCAGTAGAATCACCACAGTAAGGGCATGCAAAATTTAAACGTTCTCTTCCCTCTAAGACTCTTCTTTTTTCAGGATGAGAATGGGTTTGATGAAGAACTCGGACTACCTTATCGATAATCCGAGCCTTCATCTCAGAAGATATTACTCCTTCTGTTCCCATAGGATTAAAGATCTAATCCGTTAATGAAATCATCAAAGTCATCTCCACCTGAAGAGCTTTCGGTAGATGAAGCAGTTTCGGTTACAGCTTCAGCAGCCTTTTCAGCCTTCTTAGGTTCAGGTGCAGCTTGTGGTTTGGTAACAGTTTCAATAGCCTCACCTGGATTACTGAACTGAGAAAGAACGTTCATAACTTTAGTTCTCTGTTCATCATTCCATGGTCGGTAATCGAAGTTAGCCAATTCAGGTGCATCCTTAACATAATCCAAAATTGCAGTTCTCCCTGCGTCATCAGCGGTTACAGATTCTCCGTTGATTGTCATAGCAGAACGAGAGCCTTGGAATTTACATGAATCGTAGTTAGGATAACCACCTTTCTTAGAAATAATCAATTCAAAGTTCTTACCTTCGAATGGATCAAACACTTGTGTAGGTTCATCAAACTGTGGGTTAAGTTCCTCATCAATTTTAGCTTTAATTTTGTAGCCAAATTTCATTACTTTAATTTGACCTTCAAGCTCCTTGTTTTGTGGATCTTTAACAATTTGTACCAGTGCGTAAAATACTTCTCTACGCTTAAGTCCCTCTGACATCTTTTTATCTACAGCCGATTCAGAGTTTCTAAGTTTGAAGAACATATCCTGTACCGGACATTTGTCTCCAACGGTAGATGGTGAATCTGCGTAGAATCCGTTGCCATCTCGGTCTTCTAACCAATAGACATACTTACGAACGAAAGGTTTGCGTGGATTTTTTACGTTAGGTAGAAACCTAATTAATGAACGGTAGGTACCGTCTTGTCCCTGATCGGGTTTTGGTGAATACAGATCGCTACTTGGTGCGGGTCTGTCTCCAGTGTCAAGGTCATTGACGCTTACACTGAAAATGTCGAATTCATTTGCCATTTTAATTGCCTTTTTTTAAGTTTTACTTTTTGTTAATTTAAAAGCCATAACTTAGCATTGCCTATTTGCGTGCCCGGGAATTGCCAATATACTTTGCCTTGTTAGTGCCAGTTTAAAAGTCCCTGAATAATCAGTTCCTTTGTTATTTATATATTCATATCTATACTTAGTTTCACACTAACAAGAAAAAAATTAAAAATGCCAAATCCCATCACCGTCTCCTTTAAACGCTAATATTTTCCAATCTAAATCAGTTGATACTATCTCATTTTTCCAGAGCCAGTATCTAATGATCCTTTCATTACTTTTAGAAGTATTCTGTGTGTTATCTTTAATGTATTCCCAAAACTCTATAAAATCATTAAGTCTATTAATACCAAAAGAAAAACAAAAACTCGCAGTCCAATTCATTTCATATTCTGTCTGACCAGGCAACATCATATCAGGATAAGCTAGTATTGTATCATATGGATTATCATAATCCCATATTCTCTTAAAGTAAACTCCATCTTTATCATTTAAACCACTACCACAATTATCGCTTAAGTTATATCTACCTGATAGTTTTGTCACAAAGTCGTATTCCTTTAGTTTATGGCTATAATGATTTAAGAATGTAGAATATAAGACAGCTTCGCAGTGTGATTTATTATGATGTGTATTTATAACCTTGGCGGCATCTTTATTTAAGTTTTCAATTCTTATACATTCTAAATCTTTATATCCCCAGATATTTATTATAAAAGACAAATGAAGATCAGCAGAAGATTCTTTTAATGATCCATCTACTAAATAAACCTTTGCATTTGGATACAGTAAGTAAACTGAATTTATTGCTAATAAAGTCTCTACCATTCTTTCTTTATCAGTTTGAGTACTCCTGGTATCCATGTAATCAAATCTCCCTTTACTAGGTGAGACTACAGATCCTATTATAAATACATGTTTCATGAATCAAGAATAATTGCAGTTATATCATTCTCACGGATACTGAAAATCTTTTCTCCATTAAACTCAAATTCAGTTCCTGCCATGTCATGAAAGAATACTTTAACACCTACTTTAAAATCACTATCCTTAACCTCATCGCCTACTGAAATGATTGTACCTGAATACGGTGGAGCATACTGCCCTTCGGTTTTTGGCATGTATATACTTCCGATTTTTTCAGGTTGTTCATCTTTTTTAAGAAATATTCTATTTTTTATTGCCTTTACCATGATTTTCTGAAACTAAGTTCTAAACTCTATATATAAAATTTAACTGATTGATTGAAAGAAAAGTATCTATTTACTAGCATTTAAGTATTATGTGGTTTTAGGATTGTGGATTGTAAGTATACTGTGATCTCATCCTTTTTCTTTATTTGCATTTAAAATAAAATACGCATCTATTAAATCATCCAAAGGCTTGGGGATCTTTTCTGAAAAGTCTTTACCTTGAGTCCACTTCCACAATTCAGTTTTTCTCAGGTTCTTATCATTAAGTACATCATCTTGAAATGCCTTAGCCATATAGTGCTTGTTTGCATTACCTTTACCTGCTAGCTTTTTAATATGAGAAGGTTGGTAAATTGATATCTTATTGACACCCCATGCATTAACTAGCCTATTTCTTAAGAATGTGTTATACTGTACAATGTCAATAAATGAATTACCTTTAGAACCGTAAGAGAACCCTTCAAGAGAAACTTTATGTGAGTCTGTTCCAAAGAGTGTTATTAAGATATTTCCAATAAGATCGGCTATAGATTGACCGTCTGTCATTTTCTCTCGTTCTCTAAGTAAAAAATCCTTACTTGCTACATGCCTATAATAAGGAAAGCCTATTATGGTTTTACTGTCCATCAATTCTTTATGAACTGAAAATGCTTTAGGTATTTTACGGCCTTCTTCATCCCAGATACGATTACCGTAATTAAAGAAAGTTATAAACTTATATTCACCTTGATGGTTCTGTACACAAACACCTGGGCTATTGAGAGAAAAATCAATTCCTGTATAAATCACTTAGATAAGATTAAAGTCTCTTACCAAGAACCGCACCTAATGCAGCTCCTACTAATCGACTGGTTAGAAGATCATATAGAGCACCCTTCTCAATTCCTAATACTTTAGCAATTGCTTTACCTACCGCCTTTCCTAAAGCAAAACCAGTAAGACCACCTAATACTGAACCTAAGATACCCTCATTAACAACTTCTTCCATTACTTCTTCAAGATCACGACCACTTTCATGTTCTTTCATTATGCGATCAACCGCTTCATCGATTGCAGCTTCCTGCTCGTGGGTTAATGATTCGTTTAACAAAGCCTCAATATCTACTGAGTCATTATGGTTTTCGGTAAGGTAATCTTTAAATGTTTTCATTGTACTCTATTTCCTTTGTTTATATATTAGGTAAGATTAACTGCTATATTAAGTATGTTATATGTGAAGTTAATATCAAAGGTTTGGAATTCTACTGTATTGCTTGAAAAGTTTAAATCTAATGCACTTACACCGGTCATTATCATATCTTTTAGCTGAACGGTAACAAAAATATTTCCTTCGCCGTCTAACATTTGCAAACCTACACCTTCTGGTACGAACGGATCTTTACCTGATAGCTTATAGTAATAGTCAAAAGTTTCAACAGCCATCCAATAATTTATCCACCCATCAAATGCTTGCATGGTAACAGTTAAAGTTTTATCAAATAGCTCTTGTGTAGGTAAGCTACTTCTAAAGCTCCTAGTATTACCTGGGAAGTCATTTTGTGTAACAGGATCAAAAGATGGGCCTGGTAAATTCATTGACTGTATTCCGTAATTAAAATAGTCAATAGGTTCCTTTATAAGACCACCAGGTATCCTATTTAGATAAGGCCTATACTTATTTGAAATTTCCTTTGGAATAAAAGTTCTAGGAAACTCAAACCTAAATTGATTATTTCTTGCGCTTAATATCATATCTTACTCTGCTATGAACCCGCCGCTGCCGCTCCTAGATTGGCTAAGACCTGATGCAACATTTAATTTTCCTGTTACTGGAGTTCTTTTAGTATTAAATTCCTGTAAATTATTAGCGGCCTGTTTGAAGTATCTTTTTTCTTTTTTCTTTGATGTTTGAATTTGTGCCTTTTTCCGTATTGCAGTAACCTGTTCCCTTTTCTTTTTATTTGCATCAGCTAAAGCCTGGGCTTCTTCCGCTTCCTTTAGAGCCAGTTCAGATTCTGCAGATCCTAGCTTATCGGTAAGAGTTGCTACTTCATTAGTGAGAGATAAGTTAGATGCTTCTAATGCTTGTATAGTTGCAATTTGTTCTTCATCCAAAGATATCATTTCAGCTAATTGAGTATTAAGCCTTTCTATCTCAGACTGTAATTTAGCAAGTTCTTGTGAATATAGCAATGCCTGTTCATTTAACTTAGAAGTCATTGTTTGTTTGGCAGCATCATTTAAGCCTAAGAATGTACCTGTGTACAAAACGCTTTCATCACTTACACCGCTTTCATCCTCCATTCTTGTAGAGATATAAAAGTTATTATTATCCAATGATAAAATCTTCTTTGAATTTTCTTTATCAATTTTAAAGAGTACTTGACCCTGGGAAGGATCCACTTCTTGTACCCTTGTAAAATTAGGAATTCTTATTTCATCATTTTCACCAACAAAAACTAAAGTAAGAGTACCTACATTACTTAAGTCAATCGGCTTATCCACCAATTCACTATTTTCACCAGTCTCATCAAACAGCGTAAAGATAATGTAATCATCAAATGGTGATATTCTAATAACACCATCACCCTGTGGTAACGGCTCGGCCGTAGGATTGAGAGTCGTAAACTTTTTATAGTATTCTCTTTCCTTTTTTGTTACTGATATGTTAGTCTGTACTGCCATCGTCTTCGGTTAATGTTTGTATTTTTGCTGGTGAAATTGCAGCCTTTACATTTAATCTATCCCTAAATGAAGTAACATACTTGGTCTTAACTACTAATTGCTCTACAATTTTTTCTGATGTTTCCCCTGGTCTAGTTCCAGAATTTCCATTATTAACTATGATGTTACTTCCATCATCTTTAGATATCTGATTATAGACATTTGCAACTGTAGGTACTACACCTAAGTTTATCTTCATTAATCTTCTTCCGTATTTCTTAACATCAAATGAAGTTAAATTTGCTTGTTTAATTATCTGTGTATTATCAGCTCTATTATAAAGTCTTAATAAGTAATTTATTGAAAAGGATGCAGCAATTGAACTATTTAGTACAATAGGTCTAAATAGGATAGGATTATCAAAGTTTGTGGTTTGTGTATATACCTGAGTACTGGTTTTGGTAAAGTTAGTACCTATCTGTTCACTTACATTAATTTCATGGAATACAACATAGTCACCACCTGATGAATTAAGTTGTGCAATGAAATTAGAAAAAGTAGAACCGGTCACCATCCCAGTTAGCTCAAAGTAATCTCCACTATCCGATTCAACCACACTTGCATAAAGATCATCATAGATGTCTCTGTTTGCAATAGTAACTGAATTAATTTCTTCTACATTATAATAGCTATAACTGTTTTCAACTATAGTTTCATAAATCCCAGTAGCCTTAAGTGTAATAGTAGGAGTACCTAAAAAGCCTTGTCCTTCTGTTAACTTATAACCTAGACCGTTAGGTACAGCATTATTAAATCCATTATTCATAAAGTAAAGAGAAGGTACACGCCATTCAATATAAGTAGCATATAACTTGTCATTAATTAGAATTGGATCAGGATTAAATACAGGTGTATCCGTCTTTAAGAAATTTATAGACGATAAGTTTAGCATCTTACCATCTCTTCTAGGAACTAGTGTTTCAAAAATAATTCCATCAAATCCAGTAAAGCTAAATCCTGAAATAAAATGGACCCTTATCTTATCATATGCAATCAGCTGCTGTGGGCTAAAAGATTGTAAAAGACTTGCACTATCTGTTAAGAGTGGGTCAAAATCATTATAAGGAACACCTATGTCAGTATCTAAATAAGCATACTGTGTTTTATTTTCATTGATGGCAGCTACAGATATATCACGATAGTTACCCATCTCAGCTGCAACCGCATCAGTATTAAATAAGTAACTACCACCCGTATGACCATCTCTCATGATCTCAATAGGGTATGTTGCTGTACTAAACTCTGTTGGATTAGACTGGCTAGTGTAAATATACTCAATAAGTATACCGTCTGATATTTGTATAAACTTAGATGATTCCATTCTAACTATTTATTTACCATTGCAAAAACTTAGGAGTATAACCTAGACCTATACCTACATACGGTGTAAATCCATTGCTGCCATACCCAACGCCTAGCTGTAATCCAATGCCTAATGTTTTTCTATTTTGTTTTTGGAGATCTAAAAAACCTTTACTCGTTTGGTCTATTAGTATTCCTTGTGCGCTATTAAAAGTTGTTCCTGGGTAATCAGTTTCAAGATTTACAAAAACCTCTTTGGTTTCTCTATCTCTCAATATAGAAGCAGTTAACCAAATGTTCTGGTTAAGATCAATAGTAGCATTACCTAGATCTATTGTACTGTCATGTGCTTCATAAGGTACAATAATACCAATCTCTCTAGAGCTATTACCCCAAGTAGCAGAGTCCTTAATTTGAAATGCTGAACTAAAATTACCAATGATAGTATCAACCACGGTAACAGGTACTTCAACAATAACCTCCTTAATAACAGTCTTGGTTTCTATTATTGTAATAGGTGGTTTATTTTTTTCATACTCAAGTGTTTTCCCTAGCTCATCAATAGTTAAGGTTAGTGCCATGATCTCAGCTTCAGCATTACCCTTCTCATTAATGTAGTTTTCAATTTCATCCAGTGAAGCTTTCCAATTATTCTCTATTCTTGTAGCTTCTCCTTTAGCTTCAGTCGTAGCTTGACACTGTCTTAAAAACAAAATACATAGCACAACAATACCACCTAGTAAAAACATTCTAGTATTTTTAGGATCAGTAATTACGCTTAATATGTTTTTAAGTATTATCATATACCCTCTTCATAGATCTGTAATAGCTTATAAGGAGTAACATTACTTTCTCCGTATTTTTCTATTAAGCTATCCATAAACTTTTTTTCCTTTCCTTTCATTTGCTCAAGCTCAGTAAAAAGACTATCTCTCTTTTCCGCCAAACTTTCAATACTCTTTTGCATTAGGTCAATAGAAGTTTCAATTTCCTTATACCTGTCTACAAATTCTTTAAGCTCTTTTCTTTCTTTTTTATTCATTATGGTAACATATATTGTATTGTAAATCTAACACCACTACCATTATTACTAACGGTACTTGCGTATGGGTTCCCGACCCAAATACCACTACCCCATTTAAAGGCTAACCCATTTGTACCAGCAGCGAAGGCTTCTACTGGCATCATCCGAAATGCATAAGATCCACCTGCACCAGAAAAGAGTGTACCACTTCCGTGTAGAACTGTAATGTTGCCTGATGATGGCTTAAGCGGTAATGGCCATATACGCTGAGTAGCATTAGATCCACTAGTCGTAGCAGTTCCGCTAAATGTAACATTACGACCTACTCTTATCCATTGCCCTGTTATAGAACCTCCACCCGTAATTGTATTAGATGGTCCAAATTCTCCACTTGCAAAAATACCTCTAGTTCTCTCAGGGTTAGATGCATATAATGGTGTTGAAGGCGGTGTGATCGCGCTGGTGTGATCTATATGAATATTACCTTCCGCATACCAAGTAAACTGTTGCCCATTATAATTAGTGGCTTCATTAACACCATACGAAAGTAGTTGTAACTTGTCATCATCAGCATCCATTCTTATACCTACAGGTCTGGATTTAGGGGCTATAACTAACCCATTAGTACCAGCAGCTGTAGCGGTACCCCTATTAATAATAATGTTATCATTATCATTAGACAGTGGTGAATAATCATCAGTACCTACCTGTGTATGAAATTCTATTGCTTTATCATCAGTACTATTTGTAAATTTAACAGCACCGTTTCTTGCATCACCTTGTACTGATGAATGATTACTTGATACTGCTAAAGTATAACTTTGCGCGGTAATTGGAATATCAGCATCAGCTGGTTGTTTGATATAAACCCAACCCCTGCTGGATCCGCTAGAATCACCGAAGTTAACATGGGATGAATACTGATATGTAGAGCCATACGGCTCGTACCCCAATATAACTCTACCATTAGACGAAATTGCAGACGCTTTTATACCACCAGATATATAAACATCCCCACCACTTTGTAAAGCTGTAGCATCACCACCTAAAATAGCTACCTGACGACCTATACCTGATAAACCAAAACCAGTAGCAAGTGAATTTCCTGACCCACCTTTAATAGTTAACATATCTCTTGAGGCAGGTGCTGATGAACCAGCTACAGGTCCAATTATTGTAGGCGATGTCGCTGTAGCCGAACCGGGTGTACCAAACTCTATCCATGAAGCCGTTGCTGCACTTCCTGAGCCTATAGGTTTAATACTCATCACTGACTCAGAATTAATCATGCTTAATCCTGTGCCAGTTTTACCGTAACCAACAAAAACACCATTTTGCGTCACAGTTAATCCTCTGGCTTCATTACCTGTATTTTCTACATAAATCTGAATTCTATTGCTTAACCCACTAACCCCAGTCGGTACGTCTTCTAATGCTATTCTATTATCAACATTACCATCAAAATAGATTCTCTCAATACCTGATCCATCATCACCAATAAACTTATTTCCTGACATGGCTACCAATGCACCGGTATCCTGTATTTCCCATGTACTTGATTGTATACCTGCAGTACCATCCCATCTAACTATTCTATTATTAGTGCCAGTATCGGATGTTAAGCTTGTGCCGTTCCAGCCTAGTATACCTGGGCTAAAACTACCACCTGTTGATAGTGTTCCTAGTTTACCACTAGAACTTATACCTAATAAACCGGCTGGTGTAATAGGCACAGATTGAAGTCCTGGGAAATTCCACTCACCACTTAAAGATTCTATATTAACTAGGTCTTTTGCTATTAGCTTCACCTTACCACTATCAAGTACAATGCTACCTTCTTTAAGTGTTGCGACTGGCAACGTAACATTACCTGCAGAAATAGATGCATCCTTGCTACCTAAAATATTCATTTCATATTTAGGAAGCTTAGATGAATTAACCACATTTAGATTAATAGTAAAATCAGATACATCAAGCGGACCTGTAAGAGTAGGCCCCAGAGTACCAGTAGTAAATGAAATTGATCTACCTGCCCTAAAACTTTGTCCTTTTTGTAAAGTATAGAGGTTAAATCCATAAGTATCTTGTAAAGATCCAATTGTTCCTGTAACAGATTTAGGTACATTTATAACAATAGAATCATCAATACCTAAACCTATTGAAGATAGATTAGCTAAAGCCGATTGTTCATAATTATCAGCAGCAACTGCCCCACCACCCATAAATTTAATCGCAGACGCCGAACTATCTTTTTGATGAACTAGCATACTTACGACAGATGCATCGATACTACCAGCCATTGTATTGTTAAGCTGGAATGCAGGAGTAAATGGAATTCCTGGATTAGCAGAAACATCGCCTGGGCCAACCGCGCCTATTAGAGTAGCAGCAACACCTTGGTTACTAACTGTTATTCCTGTTGTTATTGGAGCTGGGTATAAAACATTTTGGTAAGTAGCTGCATAATTAGGATATGGGTTATTTCCAAACTGTGACCACCCAACTGATGCACCAGAAGGACCAGCTGGTCCTACTAGGTTTATTCCAGTATTAGTCCAAGTTAATCCTGTAAATTCCCATACATCACCGTTACTCTGTAAGTAGTAATCAGCAGTTAGCGGGGTTAAAGTAGGTGGCACAACATTAGGATCGGCAGTACCTTCATACCACTCAGTTCCTCTTTCTCCTCTACCGCCTATAGGTCCTGGAGGTCCTAACGGTCCAGCAGGTCCAACTGGCCCACCGCCGTTAAGTAGTAATTGATCAAAGTTAAAATTGATCTTATCAACTACTTGCGAAATAGTATCGGAGGCAAGTAATTCCTGTATTGTTATTGCCATTTTGTTCTTATTTTTTAACTATAGTTATACTAAACCCAAATGATTCAGTAAACCCTGTCCTTTTGTTATATATTAGGCTCAGATCAAATAGGTTGGTATTAAGTAGCTTTGATCCAACCGCCGTGTTAATAGTTAATCCGCTGGCTGCCTTTTCCGAATTTGTTAATGCAGCAGTTGAATAATTTAACGGTAGATTTTCTCTAGTACTCTTAACGTAAAAATCAACATTTGCTATTTTGTATAATTGTAAGATATTTTGTCTAATGTATCTTTCAACATCATCATCTAAAGTTTCAATATCTGCATAACTAAATTCAGGCTTAATATACTTTTTAAACTGTTCTTTAATAGGTCCAAAGAGATACTCAATTAGTCTCTTCTGAATAAACATATAGAACTTAACATAAGTATCATTTTCCTCTGTCATAAAGTTACCTTCTATAAGAGACGGTTGTTTAATAGCATCTTTAATAAATTCCTCAGAATGTATAAAAGTTTCAAGTTCAATTTGTTGTGGGACCTTTAAATACTTAGAACCAAAGAATGATTTTCTTTCAGTCATTGCTCTTGTACCAATAACTGATTGTATTTGGGATTTATCAATACTCTTTCTAAAATATGCAGGTTCCCAGTTTGAAGAGAATGTATAAAAATCTCTACTAAAAATACCTACTTCATTAATAAGTGGATATAAACTTAAGTATGCGCTATCAGTAGAAAGCTCTAATACTGTTGAAGGATCTTCCTCATTAACTTTATGATAAAAAAGATTTCTAATTTGTCCAAACCTTTCAGTGTCGCTACTATTGAATTGTGTGTTTGCATATCTACACAACTCCATAACTTTATACTTGTAAACTTCATCAGGTATTGGACCACCTGTACTACCCGTTCCAGTACTACCCGTTCCAGTGCTACCTGTTCCAGTAGATGTATCAAAGTCAATATTAATATAAGGGTCTCTAAAGAAGAATATATCTAACGAAGTTGGCTCATAATAACCGGCATGTCTACCAATAGGTGTAACTCTAGGTTTAGTTTGTAATGATAAGTCATATCCAATAATATCAGTCAAGTTAAACACTGTAGGTTTGGCAGGATCCGGTAAGACACCAATGTATACAGATTTAATAATATCTTCTTGTGCTCTAAGTTCAATAGAAAATGTTTGTGCTAAATCTCCATTATTATCTAGGATCCTATTACCTTCTTTATCAATAGTTTCATAGACAATATTAGGTGCACCTTGATTAACATTTTTAAAAATAGAAGCAAAGCCAACATCGGTTAATCTAGACGTATATGCATTAAAACCGCCGCCGACCGTAAAGTAACTTGATTCTAATAACTCCAACGAACTAGGGGTTGGGCCACCAGGTATATAAGGGGACCCGTTAAGAGTAATGGTTGTAGCAAAAAACTGTGAATCAGAAACAACCCTCTGTATTCCACTAATCTCATATATGTCGGATCCAATTTCAAATTTTATTGGATTAAATTGTCCATCACTACCTATTGTAATATCACGCAAAAATCTAGGAGGTATACCATTTACATCAACCACACCCTGTACAAGATAGGCTTGTACCGTAGGATTAAATGAAGTAGCTAAAAAGCTTATTGCACCCTGTACGATACCACGCTCATATAAATATCCTTGTCCTGATACCTGGATAGGTTGGCAGTCTTGTGTTTGATAATCACTTTCAAATGAATACAAAACCGTTCTATCAATACTCTGTGAACCCTTATTAACACACTTGTTTTCTAGTGTAAGAAAGATTAACATTACAACAGTTTTCCACTTATCATTCTTGATAAATTTAATTTGTGTCTCAGGCTTATCAGGTGCATTTGGTATAAGCATTACCGAAAACCTATAATCATTAAATCTACCATCATTAACATATGATAATGATTTTGCATTAAAGTTAGGTTTCTTGTTTATATCTGCTTTTGGTTTTGCAATTATTCTAACACCTCTTAAAAAAGCTTCAGCAAAATTCTTTTCATCGCCTCCACTAAATCTCCCATATCTAAGTTGCTTATCTATTAAGTTTATCTGACCGCCGGTAGTAAACTTATCAACTATAAAGTAATCATTAAAGTAATCCTTGTCAATTTTCTGGAATGTACCTGGTGAATATACTGAACCTGTGAAAGGATTTTCTTCAGTAGAATCTACTGGTGCATTATCTATATAACTCCATGAACTCTTAATGGCTTCATTATCAAAATAATCAGGAAACTCACATAAGTAATACCATTCATGTGTGAAGCCTAGTGGATCTTGCCCTATAGAATATTTTGACGGCGCAAAATTATTTTGCCCGAATGCTTCGCTTAAGTTTAAACTATACGGAAGATTTCTAACATTCTTACCGTCATTTAAGTATGACCATTTGTTTATGTAAGGGATTACTCTAGATGCAACGGCCTGTTGTTTTAAATAGTTTTCTTCAAGCCTATCATACTCAGAATTAATAATAGAATCAAAAGATTGATCTGGATCTGAGTCTTTTAGCAATCCTATAAGTGTAGCAAAGCCACCATCATCATAATAAAACTCTCTAATTTCAGGATTACTTCGCCCAAATAAGCTATTTTTGTAGTAGTATTCTTCATAAGATAGCTCACCCATTTGGCTAAACATTGTGCTATAGAAATCATAGTCAAAATCTCTTATAGGAAATATTGAAAATCTACCAAACGAAGGTCTATAATCAGAATACAGTGCAACTTGACCACTTCGCGTAGTTTCAATTTGATTATCGTTAAGAGTTATAATTACATTCGTGTCAATATTATTATAACCAATAATTTTACCACTACTGTTTTTTATCGGCTCCTCTAAATAAGGCACCCAATCACCTATCTGGGCAAATCCATCTTTAGACTGAACATAGTTACCTTTTACGAACCGATCCTGATCTCCTGCTGTAACTTTAAGTAAAGAACCGGTTACGTCATTTCCACCTACAAAGTTTTCATTAGGATTATTTACCGATGTTGATGGGTAGGTTGATATAGCATTAACCATTAACGGATAATCAGTAAAATCTAATTCAAAATTAAGTCTATTAAATCTTGATCCACTAAATCTTGACTCTACATAAACCGTATCATTATTATATGAAGCTTCAAAGAATCTCTTCTCTTTAGGTATACCTATATTTATAGCATTTGTTATGGCTTTTGCAATTTCTTGCGGGGTTCCATTAGGATTAAAGAAATGATATTTACTTTGTCCTACATTAGGTACTTCGATTGAACTAGCAGCCACTTCACCAACTCTATTATTGCTATCATAAAAAGTAATCTTAAAACCATCCACTAATTCATTAGTAATCTTAAAGCTACATGTTGATTGCCCTTTTCTCTGTATTATGCTAGCATTGGCATAGGTATCAGGTGTTTTAAACCCTGCAAGTTTTGATATATCAATTGTTTTGTCAAACAATCTTATTTGATTATTTCCCCAAGTTGAACCCTTCTTGATAGTATGAAAGTCGTTATTCTTATCTTTAACATAAAATATGGATTCAACTTCATTAACTCTATTAGGGGTGGGTAGACCAGTAACGGTTGTAGTTTTTGAAGGGTCAAGAAAAACTAATACACCGTTACTATTTTCAATCTCAAACGGCGTGTTTAATTGTTCAGATACTTCTTGGATAGTTTTAATTTTCGGTAGCTGTGTCTTTTCGGTATTCTTAAAGAAGCCTTCTCCTGATATATCAAACCTACCTTCTTCTACTTCATTTACATATAATCCAAAATATCTATTAATAGAATAATCAGGCGCGTCTTTATCGGAAAACAAAAATTCAAGGTTAATTAAGTTTGCTAAAAGAACACCGTTTCTTTCAAATCCTTGAGTAAAGAAAAATTCATTTTGAATAATCGTTGAATCCTGTGCAACAAGATCATCGTATGAATAGCTACCTGCTGAGGTAAAGCCACCTTTCTTATAATTAATACCATTCCACTGTATCGGTTCATCCTTTCTCCAGCTAACGGTCAACGGCGACTTAGGGAACGATTCTAGGTTACGGTAATTTCTAATATAAGATCCAAGTAAACTATTAGAGCTTAAGTCAAATGTTTTAATTGCTGTACAATTCTCTAATACATTTTTTGTAAAATTAGCTGATGTTTGTGCATTAAGATAATCTGCGTTTTCTAATTCAGCATTAATGTTATTAACGGCTGCAGGATTATCAATTCTAAATACAACAAAGTAATTGGGTATTTGTTCATTTAGCCATAAAGGCGCTAACATACCTAGATCCTCAGTATATGCCAATGAAGACACTGATCTTGTACCGGCTGAATAGAACATTTCATATTGATTCTGATACTGAGATAAGACCGAAACGTCTTGATATTCTTGGAAAACTTCGTAAGCTAAATCGGTAGGAAATTTACCGCCTTGAAAAAATCTAAAGACATCTTTATCATAAGTATCCTTTCCACTTATCTTAAATGCTTTAAATGTAGAAGATGCCAATTCAGTATTTGCACTGAATGATTCTAAGTAAAGATTATCGCCGTTACTAACTAACTTAACATTAGCTGTTAATTTAGGATTAGTTCTAACAATACTATACGATGCTTTGTCAAAAAGTCTTTCGGCCATTTAATTTTCACTTTTTTTATTTATTCACCAAGATGGAAGTGAAAATCAAAGATTAAAAGGAACTGCCTTCTTGCGCAAACCCTTGCGTTATACCACCACGGCTAGAAGATCCACCAGATCTAACAACATCATTTACTCTAGTGGCAGTAACAGAAGGGCTTAACTTAGTTAAAACTTTTTCTAAATCATTTAAACCTTTGGTAACTGTCTTTGATGGGAATACATCTAAATTAAGGTTATCTGAACGGAATTTAGCAAACACCTCAACATCATATTGATAGACATCCTGATTATCAGGGAATATATCAAATCCTATTCTTTTTGCATAAGTAACATTAACCGTTGAACCTGTACTATCACCTGCAATATTTCCAAATCCACCTGCACTACCAGAACCAGTTCCAAAGTAATCGGTCATTCTATATTGAAATACCATCGGGATATTTATAGAATTCTGTTGACCAAATCCAACAATCGTAGCAGACTGTATTGAATCACCACCTACTTGAATATTGTTATGGTCATCTGAAGAAATGAACAGATAAGATCCGCAACTTTCTTTACCTAAAGTATATTGATCAAATGTTTCAAACGCAGTTTTAACATTTCTACTATACCCAGCGCCGCCATTAACACTTTTTAATGCAATAAGAGATGATGCGGTCAATGAAGGGCTAGGTTGAATTAATTGACCTGTTGTAAAGCTTTGCCCAGCTAAAGCACCTGTAGTTGTTAATGTTTCTAATTCAACAATATTTTCATTTAGGTAAATTGCCTGTTGCTTCCCCTTTGCCTGATCAGACTGTAATGGAATAAATTTTGAATGTCTAAATAAAACATTAGCAGTACCATTACCGTTAGAAGTACAATCTAAAGCACCTGGTATAGGGTCTCCTACATTTCCTAATGTTGTAGTATCTCCTGTAAATTGGATATATGCAGCTCTAAATGCATCCAAATTTTGTATATATGGGTGAGTAATATGAATCTCTAGTGTTTCGTCACCAGTAGCAATTGGGTAAGTCCCTGCGGTTGTTGGTGCACCAGTAGCATCAAACCCACCACCCCAAATAAATTCAGCCGGATCAATTGAAACTGTCCCTGTATCTCTACCGTAGAAATTTTCAGCAGAATCTAAATTAAATGTAAAGTCATTGTCTGGGTTGCGGTAATTGTAAAAGTTTTCCTCAGAAGAAACATCGCTATATCTACTATTAATAAATTGATTTTTATTCTGTGTTGATTGGAAAGGTGCTAAAGATGTGGTCTGACCGTAACTCCAGTTACCATCCACAGTAGGATTAGTCAAAAGAACCGGTGTTAGGTCATATTTTCTAACAGTATTATAATCAGCATCGTCTGAAGTAAACGTTGCAACACCACTACTTTGATTAACCGAACTGTTATCTAACCATGAATAAGTAGCAGGTAAAATAGTACTACCCCCAGTTACCTCACTTATTGTGTAATTAGGATTTTCTGATTGTTTAACCATGCGGCCTCTGTTACCGGCAATCCTAGAAATTAATCTTAGTCCAGTTTGTTCATTATTGGCTAAGTTAATAAAGAATGTTTTAGATATAATAGCCCCTCTAGGATCATCTAGGTTAGATACTTCTTGGGAATAAAAACCAGCAAAAACTTTAGTTAAAGAATTTCTCTTAAGGTTAGTTACATTACCTTGATCATCAATTAAAGTAACAACCAAATTACCTTGAGCATTTCTAAGTATTTCAGCAAACTCGTCTAAACGATTTTGCATTTCTTGTAGCTTAGTAAATAGATCAATTGGCGTTTGGTTCTCAGATAAGAAACCTGATGCAATAACCGGTGTTGAGTGAGCAAAATAAGTTTCGTTTGCAGTAAATGAACTACTTAAATGCTGGTCAATACCTTTTGCATTTAGATCTTCTTCAAGACTTACTTTAGCCAAATCTTGTTGGTTCTGATTTAGTATTGCCTCGGTTGCATTATCCGAACTTAAGTCAGCTGGGAATTGAATTATAACTGGATTAGACCAAGAACTCTCTAATGGGTTTGATGGCCATCCTGCTTCACTTATTGATTTAACCTGTACCTCTACCTGTTCACCCTTTCTAATTGGTATGTCTAACTGGTTAATATTTACTGAATCTGCATTATCTGCATCAATTGCAATCCATTCATATGTACCTGTGATTGGGTTTCTTTCTCTAGGCCTAAGGGTACTTTCAACTATATTATAATTAGAAAATGCACCTTGGCTTTTTCCAGACCCATCAGTAAAAGTAAACTGATCTACCGGGTTGGCTGCACCATCACTTGATAGGTATCGGTATCTTATCTTAAACTTAACGATTGACTGTGTACCGGTAGCTGGTGTAGATTTTTCCTGTGGCATTGGCCAAAAACCTCTAGCCCTATATTTAGGTGTTATGCTTGATACTGAATTATCTTTAGATTTAGCATCTATCTCCTTTACAACGGATGAATACAGTTGCGCCTGCGAAGATCTCTCTGTAATTAAACCTTGTAATGCATTCTTATCAGCATCTCTTTCAACCTCAGTAGAATAATTAGTTGTTTGTATCTTTGTTCTACTCTGTGCTATAGCACCATCTAATTCTTTAAGAGTAGCTTCAATGGTATTCTTTTGATTATTTAAATCTGTTAATTCTATAATTGCTGGAGAATCACTAACTTGCCCATTAATTAACTTAACATTAAAATCGTCAATCGTCAATTCAGGCGCATTTGGAATAATACCCTCCCTTGTTGTTGGAATCTTATCATCAGCAAAAGATAATAGCATCGAACCAAAATCAATTGCACTCTGTTGGTAATATTCAGCTAAAGTCTGTTCTACACCTGCGGCATTTATGGTAGTTAATGTATTTGTATAAAATGCACTACCCGGTGACCAATTAACAGATGGAATTTTTGAATCTGGATCTATAGGCTTAACGAAAGTAACACATCTTTCATTAAATCCTACCGTTACATCAACCTGTACATTATCTTCTAATGCAGAAGATATTTTTAAAATGTCAGCACCAATTCTAATAGGCTCGGATCCTTCAACCAATTCCAATATAACTGTATTTGTACTAGAATCAATTTTAGTAATTCTATATCTTGTATTAATAGGATCGGTAATAACCTCAAGACTATCTCCTACTGCAAGCTGTACCGTGTCGTCAAAATCGGCCTCTGCATCAGTATAAAAAAGTTTATTTAGTTTATATTGTTTCTTTTGAGAAGTGACCGTAACACCGTTAATTTCCTCTGTAACAGTGGCATCTGATATTCTAACGACGCTGAAGTTGCCAGTATATCTTTTAACTCTAGGTGGTAGATCAACAACAGCTTCATCCAATACATATGAAATATTTCTCTCTACAATTTGTTGTAAAAAGGTATCATAATTAATGTCTGCCCGACCTTCAAAATTATTAGTAAAGTAATTAACTTTAGCTTGTGTATTGGTATTAAGAATAAATCTTTGTATGATTGCTCTTTCAGTATCAATAGGTACCTGTCCAGTTAAATCAAATGAAATGTATAAGAGTGGGTTGATTAACTCTTCAAAAAACCAATTAGGTTTAATGTTAAAGTTTTCAATTGAATTAATAGATGTTAAGCTATTTGCTTCTGTTGGTAACTTTGCTAAAACTAATTTTCTAAATGTACCATCGGAAAGTCTAATTGAACTGTTCGAACCATTGACATTAGTAATTGTATTAATATTAGATTGAAGTCTATCTACAGAGTTCTTAAGAAAACCGAAACTAGGAATAGTAACCCTGGAATTTGTACCATCATTATTTTGAATATTGATAGTAACCGATTCATTACTAGAAGTAATGGCCTGATTAACCTTCTCAAAACTTTCTAAAGAATTATTGAATAACCTTAAAAGTTCAGGTAAGAGAGTTGATATAGAATTATTTTCAGCCATTATTATCTTTACGTTCTTTTATTATTTATTTAATGATATCATATACGAAATTCAGAGTACCTTGTTCTGTACATATAAATTCAATTATAGGTTTCTCTGTAATATCAGAGTTTGTAATGACTCCCATAGATACTCCAAATGAACCGTTATTTAGTCTACTTGGTGCATCAGTCCAAACACGAATATTCCTAGAACCTATATTAAGATTATTATTGAATGTTAATCTAAGAGTTTGACCAGTCTTCCATTGTATATCAGTATCATCAATGTAAATATTCAAATCACCGCCTGCTTGATTTACAGTATCTAATCTTAACATATTAGTATAAGTAACTAAATCAGCAAATACTTGTGGAATTGCTTGATTAAGATCAAGAGGGTTAGCAGTTGTTATAGTAACCTCATCTGCGTTGTAAGGTATCATAAAATTGTATTCCTGTGTTGCTAATGAAATAGTAACAAGATTAGGTGTGTTAGTATCAACCTTAATACCAGTACCTTGTCTAATTACATCAGTGTTATACTGTAAAGTAATTGGTACATTACCTGTAGCCAATGCCTGTATTTCATCTGAGTTTTTAGCAATAAGATCTAACAAAACAGTATCATTAGCAAAAGCAAGATTAGCTGCATCCAATTGATCCTGGACACTGTTAATCTGAGCCTGTAATGAAGTCACATCGGATACGTTGGCAATTTGATTTTCTAGAGATTGTACCTTTTGGTCAATCTTTGATATTTCTAATTGCTGCGTCTGGAATATTTTTGCAGATTCTTGTAATTGTGCAGTCGCTTCACTGAAGAGCTGCATTGAAAATGTATTATAGTCATTAACGATTGTGTCGATACCGGCCGTTCCTGGTGAAGCATCAAATCGTAAATTAATTTTAAATCCATAACTGTTTCCGTTTTGCCCGGTAACTTTATTTGGTTTAAACTTAGGATATCTCTGAATGTAACCACCATCAGTTGTTGGAGTAATGTTATCAACAAGAAGAATACCGTATAGGTTAGTAACCGTATTTGAAGTATTACTTGTATCAACTAAATCATAATAGACCAACACGGTATTAAATTCAAATGTACCTGCAAGATCAGTTCCATTAAATTGTGCAATAGTAGATATTGTAGGGTCCGATGCAATTTGCTCATAATCACCTGGTGTGAAGTCTACTGAGATACCATCAAGCTCAGATCTAACGTAAGCAGATCCACTATATCCAGCAGGACTTCCATAATCTGCCGGGTATTTTCTAATGTTAGCATTGTTAGCACTAATAAACGAACCAGGTTCAGTAAAATATGAATCTGTTGATGTTGGCGGATTAGGCTCATTCATCCAGTTTGCATTGGGATCGGTATACCCACCGTTAATACCTGGGCCTAAGAGAGGTTGATCATAATCATAGAATGCATTAATACTTAACCCTTGTGGATGTATTGTACTAGCATTTCTACCTAATATAAATTCATCCTTGCCTTGTATTCTTAAACTAGGCTGGTAATTTAAATCTGAAATTGAGTCAAACAAAACAGTTGGAGTTTTACCAACTTCAGTAGGAACATTAATATAAAGTTCAGTGTAAGCTTCTCCTGCTTTATCAACATTATTAACAATATCAATATCTCCTATGTATTGTACAACCTTTCTATATTGTCTAGGTCCTGTTAACTGTTGATCTTCTTCAACAAATAAAGGCCTTGTAATACTTGGTGTTTTTTCAAGATTAGTGGCTTCTCTAAATCGGATAGCACCAGTTTCTTTTAGCCACTTAAAGAAAACACGTTCGGCAACAGATCTTTGGATAGTATTATCATATCCTGCATCACTTATAATTAACTCTTCTAAATTTAGCGCATAATTTTGAAGGCTTTCTGTAAAGTTAACATTAGGATCTCCTTTTAACCCACCACTTGCAATCATACCGTCTATGGTATCAAATTGCATATAGTTTTCATAATTACTAAATGTATTAGGATCAAGTCTATCAAAGTCAGGCAAATTCAAAAGCACAAACTTAGAAAAGACTAACTTAAGGCTGTCATTATTAAGTGTCTTTGATAAATCTCGTGCAGAAGAAGAGAAGGTGTAAAAAGTACCTCCTTCAGCCTGCGGCGTTTTAATTAAAGGCGTGGTTGCCATGTATTACTTTCTTTTTATTAACTAATTGTATATCCTACTCCACCAACTAAGTACCAATCACCATTTCCTGTTCCATCATCAACACATACAAGGTGAACCGATTGACCTTGAGCATCTAATGTCAAGGTTGGTGTACCGCCTGCACCAGGAAGAATTAAAGGATTAACTGCACCTTTAATATCTACTGCTCCAGTTTGTGCTTCAGAATAGACAAAGAATATTTCTTGACCAATGACACCATCATTAAGTAAAACTGTAATAGCTGTACCTGTGGAATTACCTACTCTTTCAATAGTATACGGTGGAACTGCTGTGCTTGTTCCAACATTAATAGGTGATCCTCCAGCAAAAGTATCATTTAATGTTTGTGGATCCACATCGTTTCTAACCAAACCTCCACCGTTAAGGTTAAGATTTCCTGTCATATTAACATTGGTTAAAACATCAAAGGTGGATGCATTAATGTCTAAGTAGATTGTACTCAAACCAACTCTTAATGATTCTGTTTTAAGATCATTAAGATTAGTAATAGTACCAGCAGTTGGGTTAAAGTAAACCTCCATTGCATTAATCTCACTTGTCAAGATATTAAAGTTATCGTTTAATACCAGTCTAGATCCGGATAATGAATCTGTTCCAAGAATTTCTGTTACGCTAATTGCCATTTCTTTGTTATTTTATTACCAGGATATTCCTACCCTTTTTATATTTATTCCCGTTCGTGTCTGTAAGTTCAAGAGTGATCTCATATTTACCTGGATGCTTAAACAGATAAGTCAAGTATTTACTCTCAAAATATATATCGGCCACTCTAGAGTTAGTAGTATTCTTAATTATCCATCTAGGATTAGCCTTACCAGGTATCTTACATTTATCATAAACAAACATCAACCAAGTCATCTTAGGTAATGTCTTTCCGTTATTTATAAACTTAGCAGTATTCCATGTTGGGTTACTTGCTTTATGTAATCCTTTTCTATAAATTAAACTAGGACACCCAGTAGATCCAGTAGATCCAGTTGATCCAGTATTTCCTGTAGATGGGCATACTCTACTACCATCTGCATATACAATATCAATGTATGTCCAATCACCATGTACTCCAAAATATCTACATACAGCTTGTATAAATTTTTGATTATTGCTTGCATCATATACTACATTATAAACATACTTATTAATGATAGGATCTTTACTAACATTTAAACTTGATGCAGCTTGTGCCAATGTAGTAGTACTTAAATCAAAATAATGCTCGGCAGTATTACCTTTAGTGTCAGTGATCTTAAGATAAGTATCAGGTATTACTTCAGAAAATTGGAAAAACGCCGGTGTATCCCCGGTTGTACTAGTCATATCCCACCATAAGTGATAGGTATCATTCCAACCTCCTATATCTAAGTTATCCCAGAAATACGGTCCTGAAAAACTAGCCTTACCATCATCTTGGTAATTAAGTAATTGGAAGTCAGGAGATGACCCTAATCCAAAATTATTCAGTATAGCATTAACACGATCTAACGATTCATATAGGCTAGGAGTTTCTTCTTCCCAAGTAATTGCAGGCTCTATAGGCAAATTCCAGTATGAACCATAATCATTCCACTTAAATTTTCCTTCGCTTGACCATGTATAATTTTCTTTACGTGATTGATACCAACCTGAGTATTCAACCTCCCTGCTTTCAACACAAATAAAATCAGTCTTAACCTTAGAAGATATGTTATTATACAAATCATATAATTTCATTTCAACCGTATAGGTTCCTACATAAGGTAAGATTACAGGTAATTTGCTATAGTCTGCAATAGGTCCTCTTATGACTTCAAAATATGCAGGAGATATATCAGTCTCGTCTTTAAATATAGTCCATTCTATTTCATCAAAATTTCCACGCTCAATAGCATCCCAGGTAAATAAAGTCTCCCCTGGTAACTGCTTAAATAATAATTGTGATCCAACAACAGATTGACATGTTACTTTTAATCTATCTACGTTTTGGCCGAATACTCTAACCACATCACCAGTAACAGTATTCTCTTTACTTATATCCCAAAATACCCAAGGATCAACAAATGAAGTTTTAAGAGCAATCAATTGACTATATAAATTATTAACTACATCAGTATCAGTATCTCCACCAACAGCAGTATATGTTGCACCTGTATTAGTGTCAGGATCATTGATTGTAAATATGTCACCTGCTGCTATACCTTGTGGGTCTATATCAAATGAAAAGAATTTATTGGCATCATTTAATTGATTCCATGTTAAGTCAATATTGTTCCATGTTAATGTATTAAATGAAGTATTCTCTAATGTTGTTAATGCACCAACAGGAATTCCAGGTTTGTCAGGTAGATACCAAGAAGATTCGCCATCGGGCCATGCACCTATTTTATTTAACTTAGGGGCATACCTAGTAAAGTATCCAACGAAGGCATCAGCCAATGCTTGCACTGTTACATTGGCTCCATCAAACGGTGCTCCCATAGGATCATTAAAATCAGGTCCTATAGGCGGTGGTGGGTATATAGTTCCAGTGTTAACTGGGCCTGCTATAATATTTCTACCAACACCAGTTGTGAAAGGGGCTACATAAGCATTACAGAAATTAACAATGGCTTCATCTACTATTGCTTCACTTCCCAAACAAAAAGAAGAAAAACTTCTAAGATCTTCTATGTAAATACAATCATCAGTTGACAGTTTAAAATTTGCATCTATACCAGCAACTATTTCTCTCTTATCATTTCTACTTATTGTATTTACTACCTCCAATAAACCAAAGAAATCTGCCTCACCAGTAATATCCTTAATATGAGCATTAAGTGGTAAGAATTCTTTTTCTAATTTTTTCTTAAGACCGAATAGCTTAATTAAGATTTCTTCAATAGTAAAATCAAAGTTTTCTTCAGTTATTGGTAAATCTTCAATATCATATTTATCAGGTACAATATTATTGATTCTATAAACAAGACTAAATAGGCTAGTTTTTCTAAACCTCTTATTAGGTAAAGTTATACTCTTGTCATTATAATTAACAGTTGGATCAAATACACTAATGTTATTACCTTGAACATATTTTCCAAACTGTGGAGAATTTGCATCTACATTTTTCCAGAATTCTTTTACTTGTAATGTATCATAACCAAAAAACTTAATAGCATTTACCAAACCTTTATATGAACCTATGAAAGGGTATACATTAGAACCTTCTAACATTATCTCCTTTCTCTTTAGGTTAACCTCCATGTAATCAGGTAATAGTTCTTTAATGTTAGTATCTCTAAATACACTACTATCAGATTCCAATATATTATAACCCATATTCTGTGTCATAACCTTTAAGCGCTCATCTTCTCCAACAGTTTCACCCCATACTAAAATTTCTGCAATAACTGCATCAGTACACTTATCCTTAATTAAAAGAGTTCTTTTAAAAGTATTTTCAGTTTCAGATCTGATTGCAAAATTAATTTGTAATGCCTCTGATGTAATCTTATCTGTAATGGTTAATCCGCTTGGGTCTACTGTTTCTGTAGGATCATAATCTAATGGAATGTCTAATGCACTTATGATTTCTAGTGGTGGCCCATCCTGTTCCATCTCTAATGATGTCTGGGTTCCGGTATCAAAATCCATATCAAACTGGAATAAAAAGATTTCCGTTGGGTCTGATGTTTGCCATTCAGCTACCCATTCACAAACGCCATTAGTTGCACCTGTAGTTCCACTAGGTACTTCAATACCATGAGGGAATCCGAATTTCTTAGTGCTTGTATTTGAATCTATAAATTCTTCAAGTATAAATAATTGACCCACTTCAAATAACCCGATAGATACCTCAGGAAGGTAAACGGTACCAGTCCATTTATCTGAAGAAGCATCATAATCAAAATTATAATACTTCCCATTCTTATCAAAGAAATTTAAATATTGCCAATTATTAGCCATCTTAATTTATTTTTTGATAGTCTTTAGGTACACCAAAGTTATAATAGATTCTAAGGTACTTTACTTTGTTTATCCAAAACAGCATAATAGGTCCTAAGTAATCATTTAAGAAATCGGCTAATCTATGATTCCTAAACATGTAATTTGAAAAGGAATTTTTCATTAAGTTTTCGTTATAGTCATTACCTAAATTTTTTAGATCCCACCCTTCTTCATAAGTAGCTTTATAAACACTAGGCATTCCCTTTCTTCTTTCTGTAAATGTATTCATATTACTTTCCTCTTATAGCTTTCAATGTTGGGCTATCCTGTAGCCTTCCAGTATTTGTACTTCTTGCATTACGTGAAGTTGCAATTGTAGTTCCACGAGTTCGCTTAAGATCATTAAACTTGCTCTGTTGTGTTTTATTGTATAGGTTATTTGGAATAGCGCCTTTAAAGAATATGTTAAGCGAACTTATAGTATTCTTTTGTGGAATAGGTTCATAGTAAGTTCCATTACGATCTTCCCACCCACCTCTGATTATTGCTAAATCATCAGGGCCTATAACCACATCGCCAAATTCATCTAACCCTAATTGTGGATCTTCACCTTCTGCTAATGGTACCTTTTTATTTTCAATAAGTACCTTTTGGTCAGTTACAGGATCGGTACCATAAACTGGAACTACATAAAAGCCATCGGTAATTGCCTTTTCATTTTCTGCTGATATAAAGAATACATTAACAGAGTCAACACCATCCACATTTTCAATAATTGAAATTATATCAGATCTAGGAATACGATCCCTTCTATTGATTATCATAAAGTAAGTACTAAGATTTTCTCTAATCTCTGCATGAATCTCTTCTTTATCAAAACCGTCTACGTATCTTAATACAATATTAAGAGCATACTTTTTAATTATAGGATCATTTATTCTAACCTCAGCTGTAACAATCTGCCTGCCGCTTTGGTTAAGAATATCATATACCATTTCTTTTTCATCTGCTGTCATAACAAATTCATCCTCAGATACACTAAAGTAATCTGTGTCACTTGTTATCTTTTTAGCAATATCAGGGATTAAGAAAAGGTAAACAATATTGTCATCATCTAAATACTGATCATCTTTAGTATTATATGCATCTATAAAAGAAAAGTAATCATACTTGCTTAAATAGTAAATGTAATTATTAGGGTTAGCCAATACAAAAGAATTACTTTGATATGGGGCTATTAGTCTGGTAAATGCAGGATCTTCACTATCTGATCCAAACATTGGATTTCTTACAATGTTTAATGATAGGACTTCATTAAGATCTACGTCGTTACCTTGTGGATCGGTACCAGGTTCTTTAAACTTAAGACCTAAATTTTTACCTCCAATGTTACCAGCAGTACCTCTTGTCTTTATATATGTTACCTTAATTATTGAACCTAATGCAGGCGGTTGACCAAATTGATTATTACCAAAGAAAACAGTTAAGCCACCGTTTACACTAGTTTTAACCATAGCAGCTTCTTCACCGTTATTCATATCATAAAGAGAATCTACCTTTTTCCATTTTTTACCATCTACATAAACCTCAACCATGTATTGATCAGTAGGCTCCTTTGTGGTTAAGTTATAACTCTGTAATGCCAATCCGGTACCAGTAAAGGTTTGGTCTTCTAGTTCTCCTTGTATTAGCTGAACATTAGTAAACTGCCGAGTGGTCTTTTCTAATCTAATATAATCACTGTCAAATTTTATAAAATAAGAAAGGCCATTCTGAGAAATTTCAAGAGGAGCCATATTTAATATCTGTACATAATCTCCTTCTACGAGGGTTGATGCCGAGGTGTTTAGTCTTAAACCAATTATTCCTTGTGCAGATATCCCTCTCGTAGGATCGTGACCAGTTAACCTAGAAAGACCATAGATTGATTCAATGTTACGTGCTCTTGATATATTAAGCTCTGTTGCAACAGCTTCAATGTAAAACATTATAAGCTCGCCTAAGTTAGCAACTACAGTAAGTATCTGACCAAACGGGGACGCAGGCGTAAACACTTCACCGGCCTGGTCGTATTGTCTTTGGAGATATTCAAATGCGTCATAGAATAACTCCGTTGCTTTTATTCTTGTTTTACTGAAGAATGACATTCACTATCATATTTTTAAAATAGAGCACCAATTACTCTTTGTTCATTAATGTAAATATCTACTAAAGCACCATTTCTTTCAACCGTGCTATAGAACTGTACTCTAGTATCTACTCCAAAACTTCCATCGCTACTGTTTAAGCAATAGGTTTGGATCTGTGTATTGATTCGTTGAGCAATAACAGATTCATTTAGCACTAAAGAAAAGATAAGATCATCAAGATTACACCCTACATTAGGGGCTCCTAATACATCACCTCTCCTAGTAAATAATACATTCTCTATTTTAAGGATAAGTTGCTGTAGCTTATCAGTCACTTCGATAATGTCATCATTATACTTAGGTGCATCTATGTCTCTACTATAAATTTCCTTAATCATGGAGAATATTCTTTTATTATATATTCTCTACATTTTTTGAGGGTCTTAGATTATATTAACCGGTGAAGAAGTAGTCAACACCTTCGTCGCCTTTAATCTCTTCAACAATCCTATCAATCTCTTCACGCCCCTCTCCAGCTATTAAATCGTAGTTTATAGTAATATTACCAGGTAGGTTAAATTGGAAAGTTCCTAGTATTCTAGATAGCTGTATTTTGGCCATACCGATACAGTAACGGATAAAGGCTTCATCTTGAAATAAATTACAATCAGGAATAGTATTGTAAACCTGGAAAACACAAGCTCCTCGATCCGGTAATTTTCCCATAAATCTAAGCTTCTTTGTTAACCTATTATAGTTATAGGAAATCTGAGCCTGTAAAACCTGTCTAGCATTATCAATAAACTTAGAATTAATTACATAATACATAAGTTCTTCCGAACCGATACCAGCACCATAGACATCAGAGTATATAAATTTATCTAATGCAAAATCTGGGTCCATACCAGAAAAAGAATAATCCCCAAAGCCGCCATCTTCACCAGAAAAACCGTTCAATTCAAAAACATTATTAACTGCCCATATAGTATCTGGCATTTTAACCACACCTCTTGAGTTATTTACATCTGCTTCTGATAAAGTATTACCTCCACTATTATGGCTGATTCCTTGTCTAAAATCCTTTTCGGCCCAAGCAGATGCAGGTAAAGCAATAAACATTTCTTCTACACTATCTTCATAGATTTTATAAAAGTAATCCTTTGCCCTATCTATAATTCTAGCCAATTCTTTTTTAGGAACTGTAAAAGGTATTTGACAACCTACAGTTAAGTCATCATTAATCTGTTTGATCAAAGCATCTAAACATTCAGCCGCATCCGGGTTACACCAACTTTTGTTTGCCATCTTTATTTAATTTTTTCTATCTCTATTACTTCAGTATCTTTACTGAATCTTGCAAAATTTGTAGCTCTACCTTGTCTAAATATGCCACCTACCATCTCACCGCTAAATACACCTCTTTTACCAAAGACGTAACTATCTTCACATACTACATTTTTGCTAACATAAGATTCCTCAATTTTACAATCCTCAACTACAGTAGCTCCAAATAAGTTAGATTCAAATACTGAGCTATTTTTAATGTCACATCCAAAGATATCACAGTTAATTATATTACCTTGAATAACAGAATCTACAATATCAATTCCTTTAACTTCAAAGCATCTCATAAGCTTGGCATCCTTAATTTGTATTCTACCACTATCGGCGTCATAATTAATTAAACCTTCTTTCATATCGGCTTTAGTTAATAGCTCAAATATCTTTTCTCTTATGCGAGGATAAAACATTTCCACTATTTGGTCTTCTGTTTTAAGATCAATCATTAAATGAATATCTGGGAACTTTTCCTTGAATGCCTTATATGTCTTATAGGACTCTATTACATGTCTGTGTTTTTCTAATACAGAATCCAAAAGCTTCAAATCATCTTCAGTGTAATTAGGATTAACAAGAGTTTCATAGAGTGAGGTAATAAAATGCTCGGTCATTGAAAGTATAGTGGAATACTTCTTTTCATAATCCTTTCCACCTAAATACCTAAACTCAATATACCCTTTAGGTATCTTAGTAAAGTTTATACCATAATACTTGTCATTAACAAATGCGTAATTTCTCCAAATGTTTTTACCTGGTGATGACTGTGTCATTCCACTTAAAGGTACAATAAACTTTATTGACTTTGCATAAACAGAATCCTTTCTATTAGGAAAGGCTTCATAAACACGGTCTTCATCAAAATTAAGAACAAATTTACCAATATCTAATTTAGACATATTGGTAATAGGTCCTAATTTTTTACCGTCAAACGCAAGATTGACATGGATAGAACACCTTTCATTAGTAGTACCGTTTTCTCTTATCCACTTTAATGTTTTGGCCATTATTAATTTTGCCTCAACAAAAGGTAAAGGCCCTGTGACCAATTCAATCATCCCTGTACCACCAGAGTTATCCGGCTCCATTTTAAAGACATCCTCGGTTGGAGCAAAATCACTATGGGCTTTTTCCTCTATTCTAATTTTCTTATTAAGAGTTCTAGAAAGACTCTCTTTGGCTGAATCTATACTTTCATTTGCAAAAAATTCAAATTCAAATCCAACCTTAGAGGAATGAATAGCATTAAGTTCTTCGTTAGAATACATATTTATCCTGATTTGTTTATATATTCCAAACCAGGATAAAGGTTATACTAAGTTCATTGTAATCTTACGATCTGCTGTATTGATACTTTGGATCTTAACTTGAAGCATGTCTCCTTTAGTAACTTCAGTATCTTTAAGTTTGGTTTTATGTATAAGTCCACTAATACCTTTTTCCAATTCAACAAATGCGCCGTACTTAGTAACCTTGGTAACTTTACCTTCAGTAACCATCATTGGTTTATACTTTTCTTCAGCACCGTCCCATAGATCAACCTTAGGACCTTGTTGACTTAAAATGATTTTCTTTTCTGAAATAATTTCTTTAGTCCAAAAACTAATTTCATCACCCGGTTTAATTTCACGGTTTTCAAATTTGGCTAAAGTCTCTTCATCTATTTCATTTTTAGGAATTAATCCAGTGAGGCATTCATTAAATTCAGCAAAGATACCAAATTTAGTGGTACCTGTGACAAAGCCGGTAATATGATCTTTGATATTTTCTCTTAACGACTCAACAGTGGAAGGTATCATAGTTCTTAAATATTCTCTATGAGAAACTACGATAGTTTGTTTTTCGTTTGAATATGTAATAGGCATTACAATAAGCTCTTTACCAACCAATACATTAAAGTCATAAAGCTTATTTAATCCACCTAAGGATCCTGGCATAAAACATTGGATTCCACCAACTTCAACCCAGTAACCACCATGTATTAGTTCTTTGACATAACCAGTAAATCCTACTGTCTTATCTCCTATTGCAGCATAGATTTCATTTCTCTTAACTTCATCTAATGCATCTGCAATTGAAGCATAAAGAACCCCTCTTGATTGTCTCTTTACTTTTATATCAACAGACATCCCAACCTCTAATTGGTCTACGATTTCTTTAGGTTCTTTTGTTAACACACAAACAGCAGTATTCTTCTGTGAAATATCAATAAGTGCTTCAATTTTAGTTTCAACTTCCACATCATCTATGATTTGCTTAATCTTCTTAATGTGGACTATTTCACCTTGTGTTATGTAATTATTTGCTTCTTCTGATTTTTGAAGTCGGACAACTTCCTCATCGGCTAGTTGATACATTTTAATAGCCTCAGCTGTATATGATTCGTTACATAATAGTTTTGTGCCTTTAGGTACCTGTACCTTTACTGTCTTTGTGTCAAATGGATCGTCGCTAAGCTGGATCGTGATTTCTTGTTCAATCATTTATTTTTTATTAAAGCGTGATTATAGATTATATATTACTCTGTTGACTTATAATAGTTATACACCTAAGTATTCTAATTGTTTAAACAATGATAGCAGGTGGTGATGGTGCTGTTGTGGCACCGGCTTGAGCAGCAGGGCTACCTGCAGTAGCAACGGCTTGTCCTGGTGGTATAGTAATTGTTTGAGATCTTATATATGCATCAATAGCAGGTGTAGCTAATTTAGCAAACACAACAGATGAAGAAGTAACTGCTGCTGTTAGGTTAGCCGCGCCTGAATCCAAACCTAATGGGTTAGCTTTAATAACAGCAATAAAGTCGGTTAATGCTGCTGCATATGCTGCAGTCAATGCGGTTTCTAAAGTTGGGGGTACTAATGCCATAATGTATTGTTTATCAGTTTATATATTAGTCAGTAGTATTCTTCTTGCTATATGCAGGTTCAGGTGACGGTACCATGGGAGGACTAGTTGGAGCACCTAAATTACCAACGTGAGTATGACTATCAACCCAAGCTCTAAAAGTATCACCTTTAATAACAGACTCGGCAGCGGCTTCACCTAACTTGATTCTAGGTGAATTAACATGTGTTTCACCAGACGCATTAATCTTAGCATCAATACAATTAACAACAGTATTCGTATCTGCATTAATTACAGTATCTGCTCCACTATTAATTGTAAATTGAGCTGAATGTGTAAATGTAATATTACCGTCATTAAGCATTACGATAGAGTCACCGTTTGCATTAATAATCTCAACCGAGTTATCGGGTTTAATGTTAACTGTAGTTGGACCTTCTGTGGTTGTATAATCCATCATCAGTCCCTTTTCCTCAGTAAAGAAAACCTTTATATGTTCACCTTCTCTTTCATTTGTTACCTCAGGGTTCCCAGATTGTAGGTCAGCAGTTAAACCAAATGCTGTATCATATATTAATACATGGGAGTTAGGATAAGCGGCCTCTATCTCCGCCTTCGTCTCATCAGAAGGGTATAGGGACTCATGATACACGGGTGAATAGTAATTACCGTTATCAAAAGTTACCCTTAATATGGTGCCGAGTTTAGGTACCGAAAATGTACCACTTCCTGAATTACTTCCACCTGAAGATGCAACTGATGGCCTAGCCCACGGCAAAGAAGCAGTTGGCATAATGTAAGCGCTCTGTGGATCTTCTGGGTCTTGGCGTTGATCCATTTTACCGAAGACTCTAATCTTAATCCTCCCTTCAAATAGATCATCGTTAGTATCCTCAACGATACCAACCCAATTGCTCCCTTTAAGATTATCAGCTTTTAAATCCCTTGTGGTTAATTTACCCATATGTTATCCAAATATATTAGTTGAATTGAGCGGTGGTCCAGAAGGCTGTGGTGAAAATAATGTTGTTGAATTTAATCCTCCTGTAAATGAAGGGGTTTGTCCAGCAAAAATATTATCATCAATACTTTGGTTAATACCTTGCGCAGATTGACCAGCAAAAGCTTGTATTGCGGCACCATTCAATGAATTAATTAAACCTTGCGGATTACTAACAGTATTAACTAAATCATTTCTTAGACCAAAGACATTACCTAAAGCTAGCCCTTGTGTAAATGAATTAACCGTTCTCTCTGCAAAATTCTTAAATCCTTTAACCGCATTATCCTTAAGGTTTTCAAATTTAGATTCCGCTAATCCACCTAATGATTGCTTCTCTAATAGTTTATTCTTAGTACTTATTTGACCATCTAAAGTTTTAGGTTGAAGATTTGCAGTATCTTTTAATGCAGAGTCATAACCAGAGAACTGGGATTCTACTTCAACATTACCATAAGACCATTTCATTGAAGATGTAGCAAAAGCAGCACCTCCTCCACTAACATTAGTAACATTTGCAAATACAGTACCGCTTGCAGTGGCATCCCATTTACATTCTGTAAACTTAAATGTTATCATTGATGTATTTTCATTTACAAATTTAGTTAAGTCATTCTCTGGTGAATTAGGATTACCTGCAGTAGCAGCTTTTCTAACTTTATGAAATTTTCTAATCTCTAATACATCTACATAAACATTAAAATACATTAAGTTTATCGGCAATACCGTTCTTCTATATTTAACATCATAACATGCAGCTTTATATAGACTAAAGAGAGCAGACATTTTTAAATCTATAGCCTCAAGTAAACCTACAGTAATACCTTCTCCATCGGCAGACCCAACAAAGGGTGTCATTGTAACTGTCTTATTCCACGCTTCAGTAATACCTTCTATTGTTTGGAAGTAATAAGGTCTCTTCTTTTCAATTTCTCTCATACCTTGAATAAATCCTCTAAGATAGGTTGCTCTAGTAGTTTCACCAACCGTTTCTAAATACCCAACAGCTGATTCGCCATTAGGAGTATTAATTTGTCCTGCTTCTGGTGCACCACCTGAACCAGCAGTATTAGGTACCGATGGGCTACCTTCTTCAGCACCGTTGAATAATGGGCTATGTGCATCAAATCTTATATTAAAACCTAAGTATGTTGGATCATCTAAAGTAGTAACACCATTACCTCCACCCTGTGCATTAGTTGCAGGAGTAACAAAAGTTTTGGCAAAATCATAAGAACTAGGAAATTGGCCAGTAATGTTACCTAACCTATCGGCATTAAGGTAATCCTGCGGTACCCCCTGTGGATTCAATGGGTTATATAACTCTAATGTAGGCATATAAGATTTATTTTATTTATTCATTAAGTAGATGGAACCACTTCTCTTCTACGTAAATGTAATCTCTGTCTAAGACCACCTGGTTTTGTAAGTATATACTCAATCCCTGTTATAACATAAAAGCCTGTAAGATATTCATTAATAATTCCGTTTTGGCTAGTCTTATCACTTGCTACATTATCAGGTGATTCCTTTCTTCTTTGTGAATCATTAGGTACATCCTCGTCATTCTCTGGGGCAGTAAGAGTACTTTTAACATTTGAAGCAAACTCTAAGATTTGACAATAAATTCTACTATACCTTAACATAGCAGGATTGATTGTATCTAACTCTAAGACCATTCCAAATTTATTCATTTCTGCTAAGTTTTGAAAATTTAAGATAGATGCATAGTAATAGTTTCCATGAACATTATCACCCTGTGTTCCTAAATACTTAAACTTAACTTGATCATTTCTTGGTCCTTCTACTTCACCATTAATAACTCTGCCTTTTGTTGCAGGTATCATACCGGGTGTATCGTTTGTTAGCGGATCAACAAATTCACTAACAAATTCCTTTGCTTCTAAATCCCAATACTGTGTATATCTTTTATAGCCATTATTTTTACTAATCTGACCGCTCTTATTTACCTGCTGATATTTTGAAATGTATCTAGCGGTTCCTTGAAACTGTATCATATTACTAAGCATATTAGGAAATTCATAATCGCTTTCAGCTTCATCACCACTTCCCATCGTATCCATTGCATTTTGGCTAAACATTTGACTGGTTTCTAAATCATCTTCTTGACCAAACAACTTATTAGCATTAACAAAGGTTAAGTAATAGTAAGGATCAATATATGCTGTAAAGAAAGAATCATCATTAAGATATGAATTAGATGTAATATCTTGTATGAAAGTTTCAGCAGTATCATATGGGTTTGTCCAGGTTTGTTGATCTGCAGTATCTTCTTCATTTGATGCAAAACCTAATTGTAATTCTTCTGCTACAGAAAGTAAAGAATTCCAACTAGTGTTATCTTGAAACTGAACCTTCTCTGTAAATAGGTTAGGTACATGCATTCTACCTTCAATCATTAATTGTGAAGCTGTATTCGTAGATCCTCCACCACCTAATGGCTTAATATCTTCAACCGTAAAATCAATTCTTATTGGTTTAAATGTGGTTTCATTACCCTGTGATCTAATGTATACCTGAATAATATCACCATCCTTTGGATAATACCTTGCAGTAAACATACCGTCCCTATCATAAAAAGAAAATCTACATGTAGGATAAAAACCAGTACAGCTAAGCTCAAACATTTCCAATCTATCCCCCTGTACATCATAACCATTTACTCTAATGATAGGTATCATTGAAGTAAACTTTGTAGGTTTTTCTTTCATTGATGTTCCTTGTGAGTTTTCAGTACCACTTTCTACATCAATAACTTCTAATTCATCAAGTTCTATTGTCGGTTCTATGACCGTTAATATGTTTCTTTCTACCGCTGACATATTAGTTTGCTTTAGTGTTTCTACTGTTTAGGTTAGTTCCTAACTTAATCTTACCGCCTTCATACTGTTTGGTTTCTTGACCAGGCTGTAACATATTAGGAGGCATAGGTTGTTTAACACCAGCTTTACTAGTCTTTGCTTTTTCAATAAGTCTCTGCATTCTTCCTTGATCCTTTTCGCTCTGTCTACCTGTATCAATATAAGCTTCTTGTGTTGAATTAGGTCTGGATGCAGGATTAGGTCTAGAGTAAACAAGATCTTGTCTAGATAAATTAGGTATGACAAGAATATCACCTTCGGCAATAGTAAAAGGGTTAAAGATATTGTTAACTACACAAATAGCATCTATGAATTCACCGCTACCAAAATAGAGTTCCGATATCTTATCAATTCTACCTACTTGGTCAATCTGTACATAATGCAATGCCTTAACACCTAAGTCTGCGTTATATGTAAATGACGGTGCAGTTAGGTCATAATAAAACTCACCAGTTCTTTCCTCTGTCAATTTATTCTTTAATGCTAACGATTTAATATTCATATTACGAGTCTATCATCATACTAACCAGATTAGAAGTATATGCAGCATCATCATCGGTGAAAATGTTTGCATTTGATTGCTTCTTAATGTTAGATATTTTATCATTTTTTATATCAGCAGCTTGATTCCCTTGTGTAGGGGATAAGCTAACGTTACCAGCCTTAACCGATCCGTATGTTGCTACATCTTGTCCTGCTAGGTTAAGAATATCTTCTTCGCCTGCAGCAGATGCATATATTCTACCACGCCCAGCATTAAACATATTTTCTATATCACCTTTATCTCTAGGCTTACCGTGTTTAAGGGTTACTTCAAATTTAACCTCCATCGGAAAATCATCATATCCTAAACCATGTCCTAGAGTCATAGTAGCATTATCACAGAACATATTACCCATCATAACAATTGGATTAAGAGGATTTCCCACAGTTACATGCCAATCGCCAGTAGGCTCTCCGCTTACAAAGGTTTTAGTAGCTTGTGTACCTGAAACAGCTCCTACATTTTCACTTAAGAATCCACCTAACATGTTACCTAATAATGTTTTACCAACTTTAAGTAAACCATCTAATCCATTTTCTAAATTAAATTCACCGGTACCTCCACCGAATACATTTTTAAAACCAGTCTCCACATCAGTAACAACACTTCCAATATAACCGCTAAAGTCACCTTGCTTAAGTTTATTAATATCACCAAACTGACTGGCAACGGCACCTGCACTACCATAGTACCTTTGGCCACCACCAAAGAATTGACCGTTATTATAAGTCATGGTTAACATATTACTTATAATATCAATCATTGCAATTTTAGGATTAACATAGTTAAGAGATTTGAGCTCATATTCAAAATTAAGCTTCATATCTTGACTAAAGTTTAAACCTCTATCCCTAATATTAGTTTTATTAACAACATTAACAGGACCTATTACAAAGTTAGCATAAGTAGTTCCTAGCTGATCACCGGTACTATTTAACTGACTTGCAAATTTTTGTCTTGAACTAATTCCTTTGAACGCATCAGCGGTTGCTCTACCAATACCTCCCATCTTACTATAAAAAGGCTGCTGTGTATATCCACCATCACCACTGTCTACGGATTCCATCTCATTGGTGATTTCTTTATAGGTTAAACCATAAGACATGGTTAAGAGGTCTTCTAATTTATTACCAGCCTTTTCTCCCATATAAGTAACTGCAGTTACACCTGCTGTTTGCGTTGCATCAACTGCCTCAGAGGTAGTAGCGGTATTGCCATCTTTTGAACCTGGTGTTTTACTTAGGTCAAAAATATTGTCTTCTACAGGAACTGGGAATCTTCTTAGCGTAACTAAATGATTTACAGGAATCTGCTTATAGTATTTATTGTATAAAAAGTCCTGTGGCTTATATGATATTCTTGGATAGTTTTCATTATAGAATTCCATCATCTTTGCAATGGATATATTCTTTGCATCAGTTCCACCCATTAATGAATTATTGGGGCTATCAAAAAAGTCTTTACTAACATCACCGGTTAAACCACCATACATACCTCTGAAATTAAATAGAGCAAACCTATTAAATATAGATCTAGGTATTTCAATGTTTTGCATACCCTCAGAAACACCAAACTGGTCAGGGAGTGCCCTACCTGAAAAAAACGTCTTAGCAGTTTCTAGCTCTATTTCATGAGCCATGCCAACAGACTCCCCACCATAAACTCCTAATCTAACCGCACTGGGCGAATTAGGGTTAGGTGGAGTATTTGCATTTACACTACTATTACTTAAAGTTTCGGTCTTGTATGATGACATATAGGGAGACTATTTTTTGTATATATTCAGCCTAAGCTGTTTAGATACTTATCAATGTCAATATCTCCTTTTTGGAATTTATCAGTCCATCCTTTTTTAAACCGTACATCAAATTCTTGTGTACTATCAGTTGATAAAGAACCCTTAAAAAATGGCCTAGCTGAAGTCTCTCTAATTTCTTTAAGATTTTTTGATATGATATAAAACTGAACCTTTTCAAACAGATCCTTTAAATCATTCTTAGTCTTTTTACACATCACAGATTCTACAATTACATAAAATCTTTCACGGTCTTTTTCGTCAAACCGCTCCTCTAAAGATCGTGTATTTGTAAAGTCTTCTTTTTTAAGTGGCATCTTTCTAGCACGGTTATCAAACTCATATTTAAAATTCATATCAAAGAAATACCTTTTTAGATATTTCATGTTATCATACATTTTAATAATGCGAATCTTATAGAGTGGATTAACTGGATCCCATGATGTATCTACAATAAGACCTTTTATTGGCAATAAAATATTAGGCCTACTATGAGATGATAGTAGGCAGTATACAGTTTGACCCTTTGTAAATATGCGGTGTGCTTTCATTCAAATTCTACCACGTTCTCAAATAACTTTGCTGCCCCGTTTACATTGATATCAGGTGAATGATAAATGTTATATTCTATATCTCTATCTGTTAAGGTTTCAACATAATTTTTTACACCTACTACAGTTCTTTCATTAAGATTACCTAATACATAAAACACTGATGTAGTTGTAGTCCTTTCTAAAATAGTCTGTAACTGTTTCATAAGATAGGAAGATACTACTGCATCAGATGGTTCAAATTGGTAAAAGTCGTTTTTAGTTAGCTTATTAAAAATATCCATGTAATTAATACATTCAATATTTCTAGGCACCTTTCCTAAAAAACTTTTAATCCTAACGGCATCTTTAGAATATATGAAATTAAATTCTATCCTTGTTTCCATTCCTTTAGCAAATCAATCTCAGCCTGGAGCTCTCTTATTTTACTCTCTACTTCCTTTTTGTTAGGCTCATAGTGAGTTCCCCAAACCGTATCAAACTGCAGGACATTCTTGTCAAATTTATTACCACACTCTAAACCTAAGTCTTCACAAAGTTCAAAGAAGAATTTCATGATGTACTCATATCTATTTGAGTCTGAATCTGATTCTTCATAAACATCGGTTGAAGTCCACTGTTCTTTACCTCCACCATGATTATCATCAATGACTCTCTTTATGACACCATTTCTAGCTGGTTCTAGAACTATCTTAACCATTGGCCTCCTTTTGGTCTTGTTCTTCACCTTGTGCGGATATAGCGCGATCTACATTAGCTGCATGGATTTCTTTTCCTGCTTTAATGTTTTCACGAACATATTCTGCCCATTCTTTGAGTGATGCTTTTGACTTGGCTTTAAGTATACCTTGATACTTTAACATTTGTCTGCGCTGTCTACGATTTGGAATCTGTGTCATATGATTAATTTTATTATATATTACTATGCTAGTCGGCCTGGTATCTGGACTTAATCAGTTGCTTAATACTTTCAAATAAGCTATCCTTTACTAGATCTTCTGATATTTGATCTTTAATATAAGATTCTAATTCTTCATTAACTTCATCCAAGTCAAATGATGTGCTAATAATTTCATATATAGCTTTTTTAGGTACATCTATTGGAAACGTAAGATTAAGCTTTACACCATCATTCTTTTTCTGTTTATCAAAAAGAGTTCTAATAGGTGATGTTACTTTAGGTTGTGTAGTTACCTTTTCTTTATAAGTCTCGGCAGCTTTAGTTAATGCCGGGTTTGGTGGATTAAAGTCAAGAGGTTCACCATCAATTGGCATTAAGAATTCACTAATAAGAGATGTTGCAATCCTAGAGCCACTTTCAAAAGTAGTCCATTCACCATCATTTCCACTAATGACTTCAACAGTACCTATCTTATCACCCTTTATCCACTGAAGCTGTTCCTTTTCCAAATTATCCATACTATTATCCTTTAGTAATTATTATACTAGGAAAAAGAAAATTGTTTACGATTAAAGAGGGTTGTCTTCAGCCCATAGCTTCCAAACTAAACTCCAAGGCTCAGTACTAGCAATATCTCCAGTACCAGCCCACCCAATAACAAGCCTATCATTAACAGCGCTAGTGATTGTGCCTGGTGTAAATGTTAAAGTATCACACTTATACCAAAGGGCATCATTTTGGTTTGTCCAGTTTCCGGTATTATCTGTCGATCCTATTTGGCTTAATTGGAAATCATTACCACTACTAAACTGACCACATGTCCACTTAAATAAACCTACATAAAGATTAGGTGGATTTGTAGTACCAACATGAGTACCTGTTATTCTTAACTTATAAACAGTACCATCTGCACCAATATCGTTAATTATTGGTATCATATGAGTTCCGTACGATCTACTTAATACTGGCGGAACCCCTGATAGAGAAGGAATTGCATTAGTCCAATCGTATGCACTCCAACCTTCCGCAGCACCACCACCTGATTGGAAACTTATACCACCTGTATACGGAGTTACTCCACTTTTAAAATAAATAGCCCCTTCTGCGATTGGGTTTTCATCTCCATAGGTTGAACCGCCAGATCCTGCAGGACCAGTGGCTCCAATAGGTCCTTGTGGCCCTTGCGGTCCGGTTACACCTGTACCAATTGGCCCTTGTGGCCCTTGAACACCTTGTATACCTTGTGGTCCTTGTGGACCTTGAACACCAGTGGCTCCAGTAGGTCCAGTTGCACCGCTCTTAGCTACACAGTAAATAGTTTCAGTGGAAGTAGTAAATGTTTGGTTAGGTCCGGCTGCATGAGAGACTGTTAAAATAATTGCACCTGGCGAACCTCCAATTGGAGTAATCGCAGTAACATCATATGTATCAGGATTACTTGTTCCTTGGGTAAGAGATACAATATCTCCAGGTAAAGGAAGTTCATTAGTTGATCCTGCTGAATTACTTATAAAGATTTGAGTTACGCCTGATGCCGTAGAACTATTGACCGCAAATGTACCAGCAACAGATCCACCAACCCTAAAGACTGATGATGGAATTACTTCACAACCTGCACTAACTATTTGAGCACCAGCTGCTCCAGTTGGTCCTTGTGGTCCTTGCGGTCCAGTTTCACCTTGTGGTCCCTGTGGTCCAGTTTCACCCTGTGGTCCTTGTGGTCCAGTTTCACCCTGTGGTCCTTGTGGTCCAGTTTCACCTTGTGGTCCTTGTGGTCCTTGTTCTCCCTGCGGTCCTTGAATTCCTCTTGGACCTTGCGGCCCAGCTTCACCTTGTGGTCCTTGTGGCCCTTGAATACCAGTAGCTCCTATTGAACCTTGTGGTCCTTGTGGCCCTTGAACACCAGTAGCTCCAGTTTCACCACCCGGTCCTTGAACACCAGTTGCTCCTATTGAACCTTGTGGTCCTTGAGGTCCTTGAGGTCCTTGAATACCGGTGGCACCAGTTTCACCTATACCGGTAGCACCTATTGATCCTTGAGGTCCTTGAACACCTGTTGCCCCTATAGGTCCTTGAACACCAGTAGCACCTGCACCAGTAGCTCCAACTGGTCCTTGAACACCAGTAGCACCAGTTAATCCATTACCTACAACTTTAGTTAGGTTAAAATTAATATTATGACTCGTTAATGCAGGAGTTCCACTATCAACTTTAAATCTTAAATCAATAACATCACCTGCAGTTAAGTCCACTAAATCAGTAGTTGAAAATGAACCTATACTATTATTAGACATTGAACGACTAGAAACAGTTGATGAAATTGGATTACCGTTTTTATGTACGGCAACCGTTAGCTTGGCATTTGCATTAAGAGAAACTGTATAAGCAGCAGATATTTGATATACTCCACCTTCTCCTGCTGAAATAACCAGTGTATCACCTTGCGGTGGTCCACTAGATGCTACATAAGACATTTGATTTAGTTCACCCTGTATTGCTTCATCCCAGCCTACATAAGAAGTACTTAAGTTAAGAGTATTAGCGCCCTCAGGATCTACTTGGTACATTTCACCATAAGCAATTGATCCGCTTATTACACCAGCAGGCCCAGTAGCACCAGTAGGTCCTTGAGGACCTTGAATACCAGTAGCCCCATCTGCACCAGTAGCACCAATTGAACCAATCCCGGTTGCCCCTATAGGACCCTGTTCACCCTGTGGTCCTTGAACACCTTGAATACCTTGTGGTCCTTGTGGTCCTTGCGGTCCAGTTGCTCCAATTTCACCAACACCAGTAGCACCGGTTAGACCTTGTGGTCCTTGGATACCAGTGGCACCAATTCCTCCAGCACCAGTGGCACCAATTGGTCCTTGCGGTCCTTGCGGTCCAGTTGCTCCAATTCCACCAGCACCAGTGGCCCCAGTTAAACCCGTAGCACCAGTAGCTCCAGTTTCTCCCTTATCACCAGTTACAACAAATGAAACAATTACTTCTTCATCCATAGTAAACGGTGAAGATGCTGTAGATGCAATTGGAACTACGTCTATTTCCCACCATCCGGTATTATCAGTAAGATCACTTATTTGAAATAATATAAATTCTGTTGCATCAGCAGAAGAGCTAATTCTAACATGCCCTTTTGGTATTGATGTTGATGCATCTATTGTTTGTAAGAATGTTGAAATATCTCCACCACCAGTATATGCCGTATCGTTGATAGACATTATAGTAGAGGTATTTTGTGTTGCATTATTTAATGACACATACCCAAACCCAGGATCTGCTACAGATGTAACAGTATTAAAGTCATATGTAAATGAAGCTCCGCCAAAAGTACCATCTGCACCAGTAGCACCAGTAAGACCAGTAGCACCTGGAGGCCCATCAACACCTGGAGGCCCTTGCGGACCATTACCACCTATTTCTCCCTGTGGTCCCTGTGGTCCCTGTGGTCCATCAACACCAGTAGCTCCAGTTTCACCTATGCCAGTAGCACCAATAGGTCCTTGGGGTCCTTGAACACCAGTGGCTCCAGTTGGACCTTGGACACCAGTAGCCCCAAACCCGGTAGCTCCAACTGGCCCAGTAGCACCAGCTGGTCCTTGTGGCCCAGTGGCACCAGTATCTCCAGTTAACCCAGCTGCAGCAGGTGATATGTTTATCCAATTACTTCCATTCCATTGTAAGATATCGGAATTTGATGGTGAAGGTGCATTAACATTAGAAAGCATACTTATAGTAGGAGATCCACTGTTAAGGTTAGCTAAATCTACTTCACTTTCATCAAAATTATAAACTACATTATTATTAACCCCATCTAAATTAGCGGTTAGCGGAGTTCCTGTTGTATTAGTAGCAGTTAATCCTCTAAAAGTTAGTGTAGTGCCGGACATACCAGCAAAAAGATTATTACCACCAACCCCAATATTAGTACCTTGGTTAACTTCACCGCTTGCACCTGTGTTTATAAGCTTTATAGAGTTTGTCGTGGTATCATATTGTAAACTCATACCAGGACCTGCAATTAATCTAAATGTGTCATTAGGTGTTGTTGAAAAAAGAGTCCCATCATCGGTTGTTTGAAAAGACCCTGTTGCTCCAGTATAGTTAAGTACAACTTTACCAAACCCTGGGCTAGCTCCTACTGTAATATCTCCGGATCCAATACCTCCAATGATATCCCATTCATTTTGATCAAATACACCTCTCGTGGTTCTCTTATTAGCTCTCCACCAAACTAAAGCTTCTGATGATACACTTGTACCGCCAGTAGGTTCAATGACCTCTACTGGGTGATATACAATATGACCTTCTTCATAAGTTCTATCGTCAACCCACGGGTTTGCTACTGCTTTAAAATTATCATCCACTTCTCCGTTAAAAAGTTCTCTTTTAACTTCTGTTCTATAGATGATATATTCTTTTAAATTGAATGCCATTTACTTTAGTCTTTTTTTATTTATTCTGGCGGTTCATTAATAATGTTAGCATCATCATAAGGAAATTCTGCTACATTATTATTAGAAGTTAACGCTAATCTTAGTTGGTTGAGATACCATGTACCTTCCGACCAACCAGGCTCGGCATAACACGGTGAATAAATCCCAGTTTTATATATCCTATAAATTTCATTATAGTACTTCCTATAGTCCTGTACTGCTTTATCAATGAAAGCTTTTTGTCTCTTAGTTAAAACTGCTCTTTGTGTATTTCTCTGTAAATCAAAGTCTGAACCTGTAGTAAGTCTAAAGTCACCTGTTAAATCAGAGGCTCTGTATTCTGTAATAAAGTCATACAAATCACTAGCGGCTAAAAATAACTCAATTGAAACTATGTCACCAACAAAACAGTTATCAAAAGGAATGTAATGCTCCTGGTAAAAAGCATTCAATTCCTCTACACTGTTAAAGTCAGTGAATTCTGTTTTTTGACTAGCCTCATCATAAAAGCCTAGTCTAGTCTTTGACATATTGATCCTATTCTTCTTTAAGTAAACAAAAAAGTCTAGGGTTAATTTAAAAGTTAATGCTTCAACGACCAAGAGGACATACTATTTTTTGTATATATTCAGCCCTTTATAGAATGGTAGTCGTTTATAAGTTTAGAAATATTTCCGTGTGTGATGTTGCATCTATCAAAGATTACTAAATGATCCATGTCTCGGTAATCATCAATCCAATATACATGTTTAAATCCAGCATTTACTAGGATCTTTGTACACATCTTACATGGGGAGAGGGTAAGCAGAATGATATAGTTTTCAGGATCATATTCCTTAAACTTAGCAATCATATTTACCTCAGCATGGATAAACCCACTTTCACCAGGTGTGAGAGACTCTTCTTCTGTTCCTGTTACATCATTAATGCCAGCTCCGCTATAAGATCCATTATAACCAAAGCTAGCAATTTTACTAAAGTCTTTTCTTAATGCCATACACCCAACCTTTGTTGTGGATGAATTAGATAAATTCCTAATACTCTTAAGAATATCAGTAAATGCTTCTATCTTTATTTGAAGTCGTCGAATTTTGGTATCCATTTCTGCTTAATTAGAGTGGCGTCCATTTTAATGTCTTTATTCTCTCTTGCCAACCTTTTTGCAATATTGACATTTTCCTTATCATCATCAAAGAAGGTAAAGTTTCTAAAGCCCATTTGGACAAATTTCATAAAGGCTTCTTTTTTCTTTTGGGCAGTAGATCCAGTAAAACCTAGATTAGGATCATTAATAGCAAATATGTAATCTGGGTTAATGTTAATTCCATGATGAGATAAGAAATCATAGATGAGGTCAGCACTATCCCTTGCTGTGATAATACCTACTGGCTTACCTTTTGCTATTGTTCTTTTTAAAATATTGAACACCCATTCAATAATCATACCACCTTTAAGTATATTAGGATTTTGAAAATCAGAAAAATCCATCTTATCATTAGGCCTCTGCTGAAATGTATTGAATTCTTGTGGTGTAAGCTCTGTAGAAAAACCGGTTTTAGGATTATGAACTTTAATCTTGCTCTTAGTTACAACAAGAGTATCATCAACATCAAATATAGTGATGTCTTTATTGTTCATATATCCTTCATATAGTTTCATACAATATATTTATTAGTGCGTAAGTGTTCTCCCACCAGAGGTGAGATATGGTATAGACCGGTTAACAGTCTCTACCATTCTCGTATATGTGTTTCACTACCGGGAAGCGGAGCGAATAACCACCCATCTGATTTTGCGATTCCTCAAAGTATTGAACAGTTACAGTCTTACCGATGAGTTCATCATGGCGAGTAAGATAGTATTCTCGTTGTTCTTTAGAGAACCCAGATCCTACTGATACCCGGTACCCTTTATGTTCAATAATGATATTACTTAGACCTTCCTTTTCAATCTGTTGACCGTTTTCAGTCCATCTCATGGTGCCGTTAGCACATTCCAATACCGTGTATTCAGCATCATGGAATTTCTTAACCTTCAGTAGGTTGTGGCTTCTCTTACCTTCATAACCGATATCCTTACGAACCATGATACCTTCAAACCCAGCCTCTTCGGCTTCTTTGACCATTTCGGTAAACTGTTCTTCGGTAGTCAATTGAACCTGTGGTAAGAATTCCAACATATCAGAGTTAATATTTTCTGGTAGGCGGTCATATCCGTTGCGGAGTCTTTCAGTAAGAGGTGTGGTACCAACCTTATCATCAAATTCATCTAAGGTTAAGTAATCAAATACAAAGAACTTAGGATTTTCAATTTGATGATTCTTCTTTCGGATCTGTTTCATAATTCCTTGGAAGTCTTCATTACCATCTTTATCCACCATACAGATTTCTCCATCTAGGATAAAGTCTCCACCTATCTTAGAAATTTCATCGGCAAGTTTACCTAGAGTTTCAAATTCTTTTCCGTTCCTTGAGAAGAATGTAACTGTGTTCATTTCCTTACGGCAGATACAACGGACACCATCCAATTTTCTAGAACCGTACCATTCTCCACTTTGAAAATCCACTCTGTTTGGGTTGTAGGCATTTGCCAAAGCCACCTTAAAGGTAGGAATAAGTTCTGGGTGGATTGCCTTATTGATAGAGGTAGTGCCACAGCCCATATTCAGATCCCGGTTAAGAATTGAATAAATAACGGTCTCCCATTCTGGCCATTCTTGAATGAAGCGGTTTACATTAGCAATTGCAGAGTGACCAGTACAGACCCGGTTTCTAAGATCGTCTAATAATGTGAAGATACTACCGTAAGTAAAGCGATGTCCTAGAAGATCCGAATTCTTTCTACAGTTCTTTGGGGTAACATTGTACTTATAGTAAGGATTGTAGGTATAGAAGAAAACCTTTTGAAGAAATTCTCTATCCTCATTCTCCTCAGAATTGTCAGCATATTTTTTGAGGGTTGCAATTTTATGATTCCCTGAAGAAGATGATTGCATTTCTTCTAGGAAGGATTGCAGATAATTGAGATTTGTGTATTCAGTCATATTCCGTTTAAATTTGTATATTATAAATATAATACAAATAATTGGGAATTGAAAATTTTTCTAGGACTTTTTTCAAAAAGTTATTAACAATTTTCAACTAAGTCTTTTATTCCATCCTTATACAAAACATCAAGTAAATGCAAATCTTTTTTAGCTTGGTTAAAGTTATGTATGATCGCAGGCATACAGGAATCGTAATATTCTTTTGTCAATTTATTACTTGTTAAAATATCATAAATCTCATTAACGTTCTGAAAAAATATCATACCAGAAGTATCGTAATGTTCCCACTGTGGGTGGTGTTCCGTTGACCATATAATAGGAATGGTACCAGTTAAAAAACTATCATTGCATTTTTCTGTTATAATAAATGAATCTTCGTTGTCTATTACCACTTCATACATATAATCTTTTAAGCCATCGATCTTTTCTTTAGGATTATTAAATTCTATTAAGTTAGATCTATCGGCACTAACTAGGTTTCTTATTTCTTGTCTAAGAGTATGTCCAGTTAGACCAAAGTTCTTATGAGACCAAATAGCAGTAACTAACTTAGTTTTATTGTAAATTTTTTGATCATTTTCACTAATCCATGTTTCACCGCTTAGTTTATAGTATTTATGTTTTTTGTAACTATCACTCCACCTAAACATTGCAGGATAATGACTAAAGATAAGATCAAATATATCACCGTTATAATGTACCCATCTATAAAAATCTATCATTAACGGCTGCGGTTCAAGCATAACTAAAACATTATGTTTATGCCCTAATGATTTAACATACTCTCCTAGTTTTTGTGGGGTATTAATTGGGTGAGAAGGTATTCCATAATCAATAAAGATACCTAAGTCTACTTTTTCATTAGTAAAATCAATATACTTGCTTTCATGCTTATATGACCATGCTCTTTCTATTACTGATGGCCAATATAAATTTGCTTTAATCTTTTTATCCATTTTTCAGTTGATCTTGTATATCTTTTATCTTAGCACATCTTTCATAGTCTTCCTTTTCTTCAAAGTGTTTTAAGATTCTATCTAAACTATGGATCTTATGCTTAGCAGTTTTTTCATCGTAGTGCAATACTTGGTCAGGAAACATAGTGATTACATTGTAACATAAGATCATATAATGGTCCCAGTCTCCATGTTCAAGTTGAGCCAATAGGGCTTTTAGAAATTCATCATCATTAAATGCCATCTTGTATATCTTTCATTCTTTTAACTAACTCCTCTTGTTCTTCTGTTAAGCTTTGTGGTATATCAACTAAAACATTAACAAAGAAGTCACCATATACGTTAGGATTATGATAACTAGGAAAACCTTTACTTTTAATTCTTAGCATTGTTCCATTCCTTACACACTTAGGTATAGTATAGCTTATGGTTTTGTCAAATACTTTAATCTCGTCTTTCGTTCCTAGTAAAGCATCATAAAGATTTACGTGCTTTATTGTATGTAAGCCTTTTTGGTCCAGGTAAAAATTTGGATCATCTTGGATAAGAACAGTTAAGATAAGATCCCCGTTCTGCTCTTCTGTCATTCCTCTTTGGCCTAATCCTTTAAGCCTCATCTTTTGACCTGGCTTAACACCACGACTAATATTAACACTTACTGTTTTTGTACCTAGTCTTATTTCTCTCCTAGTACCTAAATAAGCTTCTTCTAATGTAATATAGACTTGAGCATTTACATTACCCCCTTTACCATTAAAGCCATACCTCTGATTGAACATATCAGAAAACCCACCACCGTTTGCATTCCTAACAAACTCATCAAAGAATGCATCGTCAAAACTGCTAAAAGGGTTTGAATTAAATCTTGCTTTTTTCTTAGGGTCAGTTAATACATCATAAGCCTCAGCTATATCTTTAAACTTAGACTCGTCACCACCTCTATCAGGGTGATGCTCTTTTGCTAATTGCCTATATGCTTTTTTAATATCTGCATCAGATGCATCTCTGCTAATTCCTAGTATTTGATAAGGATCTTTCATTTCCAAAATATCTGTACACAGACCAAAGCCATCGCTAAAAGTAGAGACACTATTGTTTTTAAGTTAATACCTTCACCTAGAAAAATGTAAGTGCATAAAGCAAAGACAACTATTCCACTTGAAAACCCAATAAACCTACCAGGCCAAAGCACCCCACCGAAATGGGTAACCACAGCTGCTGTTGCTTTAATAAAAATGTAACTAGCCAAAGTCCCAAATATGATTGAGATAGTCCATGGGTTTTCTTTAAACCAAGGCCACACAAATTGACCGTTAGATTGGAACCATATTAGACATTGTCCAATAAAGAAAAGAATAAATGCAAGTATTAAATTATTCATTAGTGTAATATTTGTAGCCGTCACGTTCTGCATGACTTAACCACATATCTAAGTCTTTGGCAGTTATCCAACTTGAGTTACTAAAATCATTATCTCCTTTTTTCTCTGACCTATAGATGTTCATAAACCATCTTTCATCAGGATCCTTTTTATCTATCTCCCACCAATACCACACTCTTTGCCAAGATCTAGGTTTCTTTAGGTAGCATTTTTTACCTTCATCTAAAGCTTTAAGAAATTCCTCCTTACTTATCGGACTGTCTTTCTTCATTGAGCTTTTTCATTTGTAATGTTTTAAGCTTTTCATCAAGCTTAAACTTCTTTTCTTCTAATAGGTTAGCCTTTTCCATCTGAGAACTAATCTTTTCCAAAACAGACACGAGTTTAGGAATATCCGATTCGTAGTATTTTCGGCCCATTGAGGTTCTAAAAAAATCTGACATAATAAGTTGTTTATTTTTATATGTTATTTCATGACTTAGTTTCATGAATATATAATCAAAATAACTATCATATGAAAAAAGTACCATTATTTGAAGATTTTGTACCGGTAGGATTTGGTGGAGATAATGCTGCATCGTTTTCTTTAGGCGGTGTAAACAATGTAGAGACCGGATATAACATGGATGCCATCGTAGGTCCTGTGGATCAATGCTGTAACCATGTAGCTGAACAGGCAAATATGTATGAGACAAATGATAACCCAGATCATACAGCAGAATCTTACATTAAAGAAGCCAAGAAACACATTAACGATAAGATTGATGAAGCATGTGAAAACTATAGTGCAACTAATGAAGGTACTATTAATGAAGGTACTGATATTGGTTCTTGGAATCAAGGTGGAGTTAGAGGTAACGAAAATGTTTTAGTAACTACTTTTGCTGGCCCTAAAGATATTGAAGATTTTGGCTTAGGTAGAAAATGTATGCAAATAAATGTAGGGAGAAGCTATGTACAATTAAACCCAGCAGATATTGTAGAACTAAAAGAACTTCTTAAAAACTATAAAGTGTAATTATGAGCATACCTAAATTTAATGAATATGTAAACGAAGCAATGGTTCAGGTTGCTGGTGATAAGAAACCTGCAGGTGCAAAGATTTTAGCAAGTGAAATTGTTGATAAATTAGAAAGCGCAAAAATGCTTAAACCTGGTGCTAATATCAACGCTGTTAAAAACGCAGTACAAATGATCATCATGGATACAACATTTTAAGAGATGGCATTTAGAAGAATATCATATACAAACGGAGACCCATTAATCAACGAAAACTGGGCATACTACTTTTCTGAATCTTCTGAGGGTGCGGAGTATGAAATTTTATATGAAGATACCGCCAACACCTTAATTAATACAAACTCGGATTTAGTTCTAAATAAGTATCAAGATTTCTATAACTCACTATCACCCGGTTTAAGTGTTTTGTTAATTGGTTACGGTATTGGTAACCCGGTAGATACAATTGCAGCTAATGGTTGTACTCTAACAATCATGGAGAAATATCAAGCGGTGATAGATCTTGCAACACAGGATCTGAGACCTTATACGGTTCAAGTTACAGATCCCTATACTTTCAATTATGCAGGTGAACCTAGTGCATATGATATTATTCTTTGGGATTTTCTTGATTACCAAAACACAAGTACTCTATTACCGGTTACGGAAATGGAATATGCGTTAAGAGATAATGGTAAAATAGTAGCATGGTCAGCCGGTGGAACTAATGAAGTTAGAAGTATACAAGCAATACAAGCCACTGAAATTGCTAATGATCTAAACGGTCAAAACTATTTTAGATCATTTTCAAAAAATGCACTTGACATCTATACAAGAATCAAAACAAAACTAAAACAAAAAGGATGAGCATACCTAAATTTAATGAATACTTAACCGAAGCAGAAGACTATGAATTTAATCCTTCTGAGGCAGCCTCTAGGCTTAAGAAAAGAGAAAAGGAAAACATTCAAAGATATCGTGCAGCTCAAGATCGTGGGGATAACTTTGCAATTGAGTTGTATAGCCTCAAGGTTAAGCTAGATAAAATGGACCTTGAAAGACTTAAGGTTCAAACTGCAATACATGATCTTAAAAACAAATACGGCAAATAATGGATAATCAAGAAAGAGACGATTTAAGTAAAATCCGCCACTATAAAGGAACAGTAAAAGACTTTAAGAATTACTGGGATGAAATGGCAGGTACAGAAACCAATGCATTTGGTACCCCTGAATACCAAGGCTTTAATGATGTACATCCAACTCGCGGTGCTAATGATAGTGAACACTGGAAAACTTCAAACGTAACAGAAGACACTGATATAGGTCATGTTGATAATGAACCCGGTATGTTAGCCAATGACCTTAGTGTAATTGAAAGATACGCCAAAGAACTAGGTGAAATGATGAATCAATTAGAAATGCAAGGTGAAGTAGATTTACCTCATTGGTGGCAATCAAAAGTTATCCTAGCCAAAGAATACTTAGTCAAGGCTAAACATTACTTAAGAGCTGAATTAGAGAAATAAAAAAAGGAACCGTAAGGTTCCTTTTTAGTTTAATTAAAGAGAGCCTTAAGGTTCTCTTTTTCAATTGTGGACTTCAGCACACTTACATAGTTAGGGGCTTCTGCATAACTCGCTCCTAGATATTCAAAATACTCTTCCTCAGAATTAATCTTACTTAAATACCTACATTGGTAAAATGCATAGTCATACACGGATTCCCTCCAATGATTATAGTATGCATGATTTCTGGAGGTGCCTTCAGCAGTAGTGATCCTACGTCTTGCTTGTTTCATACCAAAGAGATTATGGTTCTCTAAAAAGATATGACTTTTCCAGCGACCGGTTTCAACAATTGACTGTGCCATAACTATGTGTGGGTATTGTACATTAAGATCTTTTAACATCTGTGTAAAAGATTTAACGCTAAAGCTATCCACTTCCGCAATAATAATTTCAACCTCACCCTCTCGCAATTGTTCAACTACAACTTCTTTTGCTCTTGCTTTGCCAATGAGATACCCGGTGAATCCCATCAAAATTAAAACACTTATTAGGTAAAGTGTCCATGTCTTTAAACAAACCTCATCAAATAGAAGCTTGTCTTTATTGTATTTAAATAACATAACTTATTCTTTTTCTTCAGTAAATACCCAGATTAATAAATATGCCCAAAACGATCCTGCAACAAATAGGAATAAAATCCTCCATAGAATAGATGGGATTCCACTCCATTCACCTAACCCTGTGCATACACCACCAATGTACCCTTTTCCTCTATACAGTTTCTTGTTTATCATTTGTAAGTTCTTTAAAAAACTTTGTTATTTTGTTGTCATTATAAAAGCAATCGGCATCTGTTGCCAAAATGCTATCATGTACGGTTGGGCTAATATCATATAAGGCATTCATATATGATTGACCTTCTCTTAACCCATGACCTACGTATCGGTTTTTATAAACCTCAAGTAGTCTCAACTGTTGTTTGGTAAGCTTTGCCATAATTAAAAATCACCAGGTGCAACTTGAAAACAAGATAGACCGTTATCTCTCCACATATCCACTACTTTTTGCCTATCATCAAACACACAAAAAATCCTGTCTTTTTTATCTCCAGGAAACAGATCATCCAACCACATCTTCTTTAGCTTGTCATCGGCCATAAATTTGAAGTTACCACCAGTAGGTCTCATCTTAAGAACACTAAATGGTACTTTAAATTGATTAAGCCAATCCTTAGTGGCATCTTTGGTAGCTTTACTCCTACCAGAAAAGATTACAATCTGAAAGCCTTTGTCATGGAGTGCCTGTGCAGTTGCAATAACAGGTACATTAGGCTGGTCCATACTGATGTTAGCAGGATCAAAAAATTTATCCCAATCCATTTTTCCATTGTCCTTAGTAGAAAAACTTCTCCGAGTATCAATATCAGCAAGAGTTCCGTCAAGGTCAAAAATTACAATGTCTTTATCCATAATAGAATTTGTTTATAGTTTAAATATAATACAAATAATTGGGATCTGAAAACTTTTTATGAATTTTTTTCTTGTTCGGATCTAAGCTTCTGTTTGTAAATAGCCTTAAGCTTTTGTTTTCTTTTAACGGATGAAGGCTTTTCATATTCCTTCCTATCTCTAATTGACTGTACCTGTTTAATTCTCTTAGTCTTACGCTTATACCGTTTAAGCATTGTATCAATAGAGTCTTTTTCGTTTCTTTTAATTATTATCATACTTTATATATTATACTTTAAGTCATTTGTGTAATATAGTTTTTTCAATCCTTCATTAAAAATTAAAACATTCCAACTCACGCTGCTTGAAGCACTTAAAAATATAGGACATTTACTTCCTATTAAAATATCAACATATGTATCAAACCAGTATTTAGGATTAAGTATAAGAGTACACTGTTCCTTATAAAAACCATCTTCATCATCAATAGTACCTAACAGGCAATTATCATAATTAACAACCGGAATATCAAAATAAGATTTAAATTCTTCTACTAAATTTTCATTTTCACCCATTGCAAATATTTTGTTAATGTTAGGGTTTTCTTTTAATATATGTTTTGCGCAATTAACATAATCATCCATTGTATTTGCTCTATCGCGAATTCCAGTATACTTACTATTCTTGGTCATATCACTAAGACGAATATGCACAGCTAAAGTATTTTCATCAATGCTTAGTTTAATGATCTGATCTTTTACTTCCTTTACTAATTTTTTTGACCAAGGAAAATATTTCTTTTGTGTATTTCTTAGATTAGAATACATCTCATACTTAGTTATATCCATTCCAGTATACATAGGTAAATTATCAAAACCACCTAAACCAATATCAGCTATTGTAGTAATATCTTCGGATGACTGGTCTAAAAAAGAACTCCACCAATTATCTAAGCTTTCCCATTCGGAATCAGAAATCTGAGGCATGTTAAGATTATTGAAATTAGTACGAGAAATATCCCTTACACCATCGTTCTTAACAAGATAAAAAGAATCATATTTATTGAACTTATCTCTATTAGAAAGAATGTTATAAAGTACTAATATAAACTGTGTACTTAATCCTACTATATGAGTTTGATTTAATCCTAGCTTCATTTTAATTTATTAATTTAATTTGTCGGGATGGCAGGATTCGAACCTGCGATCTCCTGGTCCCAAACCAGGCGCCGTAACCAGACTAGGCCACATCCCGTATGTTGTCCCTGCAGGGCTCGAACCTACACTCTTCTGAACCAAAATCAGACGTGTTGCCAATTACACCAAGGGACAAGGTACTGTTCACGGTTTGTTATTTATTGAATTTAACTAGGAGGTTTCCTATAGTAGCATCAACCTTCTCTAGTCTTATATTGATTTTGTTTTCAAATTTATCAAGTCGTGAATCCATCATACTTACAATTTCACTGGCTTCTCCTTGGAAGTCGCGTTCTAATTGATCCATTCTATCATGCAACTCATCGTGCATTTTTCCTAGTTCATCATTTACATCATCTGCTATTTCATTGATGTGATCCGTGAGATCTCTCTCAACCAAGCTTAAAGCTGAAACTTTGTTCCAAACCTTAACAACACCCACAACCCCAATGATGACTAGGACCGTAAGTATACCTAAAGTAAAATAAAGTGTTTCCATATTTCTTTTGTTTTGTTTTAATTTTATGATGTGAACAGCACCATTTATTATTATATGTAATTTCTTAGTATTGTTTACAGACTAAAAAAGACCGGATAAACCGGTCTTAACCTAAGAGAATAGAATCTCAAAGGATTAGGAATTTTTCACAACTGAACCAGAAGGTACCTCAGTATTAGCAGGAATAGTAACACCCTCGTACACGGTTACATTATCTCCAATAGTTACACCATCCTCAATGGTACAATTAATATCAATGACCGAATTAGCTCCAATGTAAACTTGGTCACCAATTCTAGTTCCTGGTCTAACCAAAGAGCAGCATCCTACAACTAACCCTTTACCAACCACTGAGCCATCTAAAGTTTTACACCCATCAAAGAGTGTATGAAATAATGAACCATTAAGTACCGTGTTAGCTACAGTAAGTCGGTCATTACCATCCTCTAACGCAATAACCCAAGGCATATCAGCAGGTGCCTGATCATAATCTGTAGAATCATATTGAGCATAATCTCCCTTAGGAAGAAGCTGTGTAATTTTCTTGGCCCATTCGCCAGTACCATAAATGTTTATCATATCTTTAATTGATTTGATTTATATATTTACTTGGAGCGGAAGACGGGGTTCGAACCCGCGACCTATAGCTTGGAAGGCTATCGCTCTACCAACTGAGCTACTTCCGCAAATGCAGGATATCGCTTAACCTGCGGTGAGTGTACCTTTCACCTTGTTCCCTTGCGGTACTACGATTTTTTAGTGTGAACCAGACAGGATTCGAACCTGTGACCGTCTGCTTAGAAGGCAGATGCTCTATCCAACTGAGCTACTGGTCCATGATAGAGGAAAGGGCTTCGGGTCTTTCGGGGTTCCTGGTTTGTTGGCTTTACTATGAACCCTTTTTCAATGGTACCAACCTAACAGCTTCACTACCCTTTCCAAGTTATTTAATCCAATGTACCTTCACACCATTCTTCATAGAAGGCGTCATGGATTGGATTATCATCTTCAAGACTTTCCCAACCGTCGTCGGTAAGAACATAGAAGTCTGTTCCTTTAGGCGTTTCAGCTACTCGGAAGGTTAGCTCTTCACCATCATCAGTACGAATATCATACTCTTTAGTGGTTGCCCACCAAACTTCTTTTGATTCTAAAACTTCAATATTCATTGGCATTTCGTATTCATGAGTTTCTTTAACCTCAATAGTCATTATTAGATAGGCTTAATATCTTCAGCACTGGCCTGGAAGTCATAATAACGTTCTCCGCAGATTGCATCTTTATAGTTTTTCCAGTTACCAGGACGAAGCCAGTATTTATTGTTATGGCTGCTATATGAAAGGATAACTCCTTCTTTCCAAGTATCCCTGAATACAGGAAGTACTTCTCCGTTACGGTCAGTCTTACCTTCAGGATGTGGAACGATTGCCATTTTCTTAAGGTACATTACCTTCTCTCCAGATTTAAATTGTGTTTCTGTCATAATAGTTATTTAAAAGATTGGTACCGCTGGCCGGATTCGAACCGGCACTCACCGTTCGGCGAAAGGGATTTTAAGTCCCTCGTGTCTACCAATTTCACCACAGCGGCATTCATTATTATTTACTGCTTTTGGTTTGTACACCTGAGTTAAACATTAGGCTTGCCAAAAGGTTAATACCTAAAGCCTGTAAAAAGGTGATTTCATTGATAGGATTTACTGCAGGTACTAAACATGAGTTCCACAGTAATTGAACAGGCCACGCCATAATGAGGGCCAATAAGACTGCACCTATTAGTAGAAGAAATGCAGTTCCAAGGGGAGCGAATACTTTATCCATTTTTTAATTTGTTTGTTACAGTATAATTATAACAGGTAGAATAGTTTTCTGAAAGAGTTTTAGTCGTCATCTTTAAAAAACATTCCCCAAATGAAAACTAATACAAAGAAAGGCCATAGGAAAATCCACATAATCCTTTCTCCTACTGAAGGAGGTTCCATTTCCATCCGTGAATAAATGTTCTCAAAAGAAAAGGCACAGGCTATTCCAACTAGGAAATATAGCATGGCTATTTGGATGAGGTTCATACTTGAGCTAATTCTTTAATTTGTGCATCACTAAGGCTACCAATCTTCTTACCTTTAACCTCGCCATTTTCCATATAGACCGTAGTAGGAATAGATCTGATTCCATACTTTTGAGCCAATTCAGTTTCTTGGTCTACATTTACAAAGACTACCTCTACTTCGGATTGTTCTTCTGCGAATTTTTCCATTCTAGGTTTCATCATTTTACATGGTCCGCACCATGATGCCCAAAAGTCAACTAATACCCGTGGGCCATTTAAATCTTCTTGTGTCATTTTATCTTAATTAGGATTTTCTGTATTTCTTAGCTTAAACCAATTTGTGATGCCTAAAGTAAGGGCTGTTAAAACTAAAGTGGATCCTATGTAAATAAGACCAGTCCATGCACCTAAAACATCGCCATGGTTTAAAACCTGTATTGTAACTAACCCGATAGTAGTGAACCATACAAAAGGCCAAACAAACAAAGGTACACGGTTAACTTTGTTTTCAATCTTTAAAACCTTTTCATCATGTACTACTCTACTTAAAGCATCTTGCAAATCTTTACCATAAGCAGGTATCTTTTCAATTGTACCGTCAGCGTTCTTAACGGTGATTTCATATTTTAACCAACCATCAAAGGTTTTGCTTTCCTTACGGACTTCTGCGTGAATGGCTTTCCTTTTAGCCTTGTTCTTTTTCATTACTTATATTTGATTTATTATTATATGGAGGAACCTTTTTTGGTTTAAAATAAAAAGAGCTCCCTGTAGGAATCGAACCCACAACCTCCTGAGTACAAATCAGGCGCTCTAGCCAAATTGAGCTAAGGGAGCTTTGGAGTCGTTTTTAAAGGACGCCGCCGGTACTCGTCAGTACTTTAACGGTTTTAAACGACCAAACCTTTTTACCTCACACACGAGTTGTAGGGATGACGGGACTTGAACCCATGACCTTGACTGTATAAGAGTCCTGCTCTAACCAACTGAGCTACATCCCCAGATTGATAGCACCTATAGTTTATGTAGAGGTGCAGAACTCGAAAGTATGTGTGAGTTTATTCCGTGACCATTTCCTCGGTAGGCATATAGACTACTTCCACCGAAGAATCAAGGAATGTCGTTCCATCTCCCTTATCGCACTTTGTAAGAGTACCCTTTTGTTCCATCACCTTAAGCGGTATGGGTCCAAGCGGAGTAGAGATAGTAAACACGGAGCCAGGGAAGAGTTTCCAAAGCTTATAACGGTTACCCTTAACGGGGTCTTTAGCCATCCAGTCATTCAAGTTTCTTGACATGGTTTGTAAAATTAAAAGGTTTGTAAAAAAGAGTTGAGTTTATTCTAAGTATTCCGAATTTCAGCACATTTTTCTAGTGGCGGTCGCACATTGCAGCACATAGTTCACTAGTTACGGTAGAAGCCACTGTACCCAGTCAGCCTCGTAGACGTTTCCGATTGCCAGGATGATCCCCCAGACCAGTGTAGCACCTAAGCCAACACATACCGTGTTCATCAAAAACCATATAGCCTTTTCTGTTAGCTTTTTAGTCTTCATATTCACCATTCCATTTAAATACATTGCCGTAGTTAGATTTATTATTATATACATCCATTACCTAATAGTTTCAGTCCCTCTTAGTAAACGTAGGACAATCCTTTTCTATAACAAAGGCCGTGAAGGTCCGTCCGGGTCCCTCTTGTGGTTGGTTACCGAGAGCCGTAATGAAAGACCCATTAGCGAAACCAAGAGGGGTGGCAGGACCAGAGTACCATGCGTGTAGTCCGTCTTCCTCGTACTGTCCCTGGGTCGCGCCGCACTGGCAGGTTTTGGGAGAGTCTACGAATAACCGGAAGGTATCGTTGCAAGAGTTACAGAATAAGAGTTTCATGTTAGTCGTTTGAGATCATCTTAGTAGCCAAGTGGACCAGGGTTAGGATTAGGACACACCCGGCAATGGTTACTATACCGGTACTGATCGCGGCTAGGGAATCCGCGATGGAGGCGAGGGCCTCGGCTTGGTTTGTATGATTACTTAAGAATGTAGTCATGTTATTAGTATTTGTTAATTACAGTATAACTATAACAAGTGGACCTCCATTCTGAAAGTTTCTGGACAAGGATTTTTTACA